TAGCGCACCTGCTTTGGGAGCAGGGGGTCGTGGGTTCGAATCCCGCTACCCCGACGAAAAATTCAAGTCAAGAAAAATTGAATGGTGTTGAGCTGATACAGTTTGTATCGGCTTTTTTCGTTTATGTAAATTAGACACAATTATACCCCGTTTTGGGGCAAATAAAGAGGCTATTTCTTTGAACTATCTTTGAACAAGTTTCTCTATTTACATTCGTTTAGGGGAAATTAAAGTAATTTCCTATCAAATAACCCCGATTCAAGCTGTTTAATGCATTTTTTAACCTTTAAAAAACATTAAAACAGTATATGGCAACATTTAAAGCAGTTGTTTTCCAAACTGGAAGACACATAAAACTAGATGGAACATCTAATATAAAGATTAGAATATATCATAATAGAGAGTCACAGTATATATCTACCGCTTATTATATCCGCCCTGAAAACATGGACGAATCCGGAAGAATCTTATCGGGAGTGACAAACGGAGAAATGATAGAATACGAAATAAATGCGTATATCCAGAAGATCCGGAGAGAATATTTAAAATTGGGGCAAGATAGAACACAATTCATGTCTTGCATGGATCTCAAGGAGGAAATAGAAAAATCTCTCGCTCCTGATGCTGAATTTATAGACTTCGTAGAATTCGCTCAAAACATAGTAATTCAGACGAAAAAGAAGAAAACAGCCGAATGGTACAGCTCTTCTATCGATACTCTATGCTGGTACACGAAAAGGAAAAAGATAGATATTAAGTTAATCACCTCATTCCTACTAAATAAGATGATAAAAGACCTGTATCAATCAGGCCCAGCAGGTATTCCGCTAGAACCTGGCACAATAAGCCATTATCTTAGAGGCTTAAGAGCATTATACAACAAAGCCAAACTCTATTATAACAACGAGGACTTCGATATCATAAGAATACCTGGTGATCCGTTTAAAAAGGCAGAGATTCCAGAGTATCGAAGAAAAAGAAAGAATATAGACATCAATACCTTATTAAGAATTCGAGATTTCCAGTCCGATAAAAGACGAACTAATATGGCACGAGACGTATTTATGATGATGTTTTACATGATGGGGGTCAACATCAACGACCTTTATAGTATTTCGTGCGAACGTCGCGGAAGATTAGAGTACACACGTTCAAAGACGAATACGGATAAAAATCACGAACAGGTACCACTTTCCGTAAAGATCGAACCGGAACTTCGCACACTTCTTGATAAATATACAGAAGGGTATTTCCTCTCCTACTTTCATACTAACTATTGCAGCTTGAACAATTTCATGCGTGCAATCAATAGTGGGCTGAAAGACATTTGCTTGAATTTAGAGATTGATTTTAAAGTTACTACTAATTGGGCGCGCCACACATGGGCTAGTTTAGCAAGAAATAAAGCCGGAGTACCAAAAGCTGACATCGACTTCTGTCTTGGCCATGTGAACAATGACTATAAAATGGCTGATATTTACATTGATATAGATTATAGTATTTGCGACAAGGCAAATCGGGCTGTATTGGATTTATTGCAAAAAAAAGAAGAAAAAAAAGACTGAAACGTTTGCAAATACAAAAACTCTCTCTATATTTGCAAACATAATGGTGTTGAGCTGGATAAAACAATGATTTTATCCGGCTTTTGTTGTTCCTATACAATTTAATAGCTTTTAATTACTGAAACCTATCTCCTCTTTATGTTATGCGCCAAAAAACAATGACGCATGGAAATTACAGTATCAAAAACAGCTTTATCAGATAAGCTAAAATCAGTCGGGCGAATTATACAGCCTAAAAACTCATTACCTGCCTATGATAACTTTTTGTTTGTTATAGATGAATTTGGAGTCATTCTAGTAACCGCAGGTGAAGAAGGTGGACGCATCTCTACAAACATAGATGGTACCGCAGACTTCACCAATTACACTTTCATGGCTAATGCAAAAACATTACTTGACGGACTAAAAGAGATTCCCGAACAACCTTTGATTATATCCATTCTTGAAAAGGAATTGATTGTCAAGTATGCAAACGGTAAGTTCTCAATACCTATTGAGAAAGGAGATCAATACCCATCTATGAGTACGGATGATACCGCCAGCCCATTTCTTGTATCAGGCAATGATTTATTATACGGAATAAGGCAAGTTTTGATCTGTAGTGCCAATGATGAACTCCGTCCGGTACTGAATGGTATCTATTTTGATATCGGTTTAGATTCAATGTCATTTGTCGCAACAGATGGTACCCGCCTAGCAATGATTGAGAATCCATCCGCTTATACGCGCAAGGAACGGGCGGCCTTTATCCTGCCGAGCAAGTTTGCTAAAGTACTTTCTAACATTGTTCCGGAAGATTGCATGGAAGTAGAGATATCGGTAAATCAGACTAATATTTTATTTGAGTTTGATTCATACCGGTTAATCTGCCGTATGATCGAAGGCCGGTATCCTAACTATCGCGCTGTTATTCCTCAAAAGCAACCAAATCGTGCTGTATTAAAGAAAGCTGATATTGTGTCAGCTTTAAAGCGCGTATCTGTCTTCTGTGATGAAAGTTCGTCTTTGGTAGTCCTCAAGTTCGATTCTGACTCTCTTAAAATTGCAGCTCATGATTTAGATTTTTCTAAGTCTGCAGAAGAAACGATTATCCTGCAGTCAGGCTGTAATATTGAAATCGGCTTTAGAAGTAGCTTCTTGATTGAAATGATGAATAACATTCCTTCGGAAGATATTGCCATCACTATGAGCGATCCATCGCAAGCTTCACTTCTTACCCGCTGCGACGAAGAAGTAAAAAGCTTAACCTATCTATTAATGCCTTTATCAATTAATAATTAAAGTCATGGGAAAAGAGAACCAATCATTTAAACAGGTTATTCAATCTTATTTAGAGCAACGTGCAAAGAGAGATTCCCTCTTTGCCACCTCTTTTGCGAAGCAAAATAAGAATATAGATGAATGTTGCAATTACATTATAGGTGAAGCTAAAAAACGCGGTGGGAACGCTGTATTCATGTCTGACGATGAAGTATTCGGGCTTGCAGTTCATTACTACGATGAAGATGATATCAAAGTTAGTAAGCAAACCAATTATAAGGTATCAGCTGGAAATGTGATAAAAGAAGCATCTACAGAACAACCAGAAATTAAAAAGCCTGCTTCTGCCCCTAATAAGCGTAAAGGGATGAAAAAGCAAATACCTTCCGGACAATTTTTATTATTTGAAGACTTATGAAGCCAAGAACGAAATTACAGCTTAGAGTAGCAGGTTTAAGTAGCCAGCTACCTAATATTGAGAATATGATGATTGACTGGGCTAAAAGCGATTGTTTAAAACATATAGGATATGCAACCAAGACACGCGTTATATGTATGGAATGCGGGCAGCGCTTCTCTCCGGAACCTGTAAAGCGTAAGCGTGCTATTTGTCCTCATTGTGGTGCATCCTTGAAGATAGAACAGTCAAGGAAGCGTACAGACAAACAATCGATGTTTATTGCCAAAGCGGAAATTTGTGAAGAATTCCAAGTTATCCGAAGCTTTGAATTGATTGCTTACTATCAGGCAGAAGCGAATCCTCGTTATTTTATTCGTGAGATACTGCAACATTGGATAAAAGATGATGGCAACCGGGAGGTAGTAGCTCGTGCTAACAATACGGGATATTGTGGATGGTGTGGAGATTTGGAGATACGTAATAAAGTTGTTGGATCATATTATTACAGTTGTAGTAATGATGTTTATTGTGAACGCTATCATCCAGCCTCCGTCTTTAGACCTAAGTATATTCAAATGGGTATAGATTGTAAATTACGCGGTATGTCATTTCTTACTGCCACCATTACAATTCCCCATTTTCCCAAGGCTGAAACACTTCTAAAGGCAAGACGTTATGAATTAATAGATTATTTCGAGGGACACCGTTACAAGATTGATATGTATTGGCCGTCTATTAAAATTTGCCTTCGAAATAAATATCGGATTAAGGATGTTTCCATGTGGTTTGATTATCTGAAACTACTTGAACATTATCGTAAGGATCTGCATAACGCCCATTACGTTTGTCCTAAGAATCTAAAAAAAGCCCATGACTTGTATGTGGCGAGAAAGAAACGTGATGATGAAAAAGAACGCAAGGCTAAAGAAATGCAACAATTGCTTAAACTCAAGAAGGATGCAGAGAATTATATCAAAGAAAAATCGAAGTTCTTTGACCTAAAAATGTCTGATGGTAAAATAGTCGTAGTACCGCTCAAAAGTCTTGAAGAGTTTCAACAAGAAGGTGAAATCATGCACCATTGCGTCTTTACAAATAAATATTATAAAGAAAAGGATTCACTCATTCTTTCTGCTCGAATCGGCAAGAAACATATTGAGACCGTAGAGGTCAATTTAAAGACATTCAGTATTGTTCAGTCCCGTGGAGCCTGCAATAGTAATACCGAGTACCATAACCGTATTATCGGACTCGTGAAAAAGAATATGAACTTAATACGTCAGAAACTGACGGCATAGCATACAATGACCTATATAGATTATATAAACCAATTTTGGAAGATGAATCGAAGTGTAGAATTCAGCCCGAACGAAGTCTTTTTGTACTTCTATCTCTTGAATGAGTGCAATATTCGGGGTTGGCAGAATCCGTTTGAACATCCCAACAAGACTATCGTCCTCGCAACCGGTATATCAGAGAAGACCGTCATTGAAGTTAGGAACAGATTGCAGCAAAAAGGTTTAATAACTTTCGAATCGGGTAAAAAGAATGCAAAATCGCCAGTTTATTACTTACTTGACGAAAGTAAAACGGTAAGTAAAACGGTAAGTAAAAGGGTAAGTAAAACGGTTAACATTAAAGATAAGACTAAAGACAATAAGACAATATCTCCCTTACGCGTGGGAGATCTGTTTCCGGCTGATAGTTTTTTCGACAAGTCTTTGGACGACTGTTATACTGAACTTAAATCGAATCGATCATGGGCGGAAACAGTAACGATGAATACTCGTTCTTCCGGTTATGATGAATTTACGATAGAAGCCTTTTACGAGTGTTTGAAGCAATTCTTTATGAAACTACAAAATGAGGGTGAAACGACAAAGTCGCCAAAAGGCGCGATGTCTCACTTTGCCCGATGGTTGAAATTAGAACTAAGCAACAAAAAAGATGGAAAAAGTAAGAGAACAGATACAGATTCAGAAACAAAAATTAAAGTGCGGACCATCAAGCTATGACCCGATTGCTTTTAAGAATTCGATGAATTTGTTCCGAAGATGTTGTTTATATGTATGCCCAAATTTTTGCGTTGACGATCGAAATCGCGAAATCATGAATGAGATTTTTTTATATCTCATCGGAGGGTCGAACGTTTTAGACCGCAGCAAAGGATTGTGGCTATATGGTTCTGTAGGAACCGGAAAATCCTGCATATTGAAAATCATACAGATGTATGACAGGTATAGCAACGGAAAAGACAAAACAGGATATTACCTACAGGGAGGATTCCCGATAGAGGCAGCAGCTTTCGTAGCTAACCAGTATTGCAAGAAAGGCATTGACGGAATCTTAAGTTATGACGGTTCAAATGGAATAGCGTTAGGTCTGGATGAAGTCGGACGAGAGCCTAAGGTAAAGCATTACGGGACAGAGATGGATGTGATACAGTACATACTTCAAATGAGATACGACAACAGGAGAAGTTGTACAACATTCGTGACTACTAATTTATTTCCGGAAGAGATTCATTTAAAATATGGGGAATATATTGCCGATCGAGTTAACGAAATGTTTAATGTTGTGGAAATCGGAGGTAAAAGTCGAAGATAATTGTATCTTTGAAAACTATTATAAAAAAACAAAAAACCATGAAAGAAAAAAAACAGCAACAAGAAGATGATAATCAATTTAACATGAACCTTCTTTACGCACCTGAATTAGAAAAAGCTGTATTGGGTACATTAATGACTGACAAAAAGGCTTATGCGTTAATAAGTGATATTCTTCGTCCAGAATCTTTTTACGAATATCGACATCAACTGATATATGCTGCAATAATTACCCTCGCGGTCAATCAAATGCCGATAGATATTCTAACTGTAAAGGAGCAACTTAGCAAACGAGGCGAATTAGATAAAATTGGAGGACCAGCTTATATAACTCACTTGAGTAGCAAAGTAGCATCATCGTCTCAAACGCAGTATCACGCCCGAATCATTGCACAAAAGTATATATCCCGCCAATTACTTGCACTTGCAACAGATATTCGCTTAAAAGTATTCGATGAAACCCAAGATGTAGAAGATTTAATTTCGGAAATCAGAGGAAAGCTGACTGATATATCCTCATTAAATACGGAACATGATTGTATTCAGATTAACCCCGTGATTGATGAAGTCTATAAACTAATTCAGAAGGCAGCTACACGAACTGATGGACTAAGTGGTTTGGAAAGTGGATTCACTAGATTGGATAAAATGACATGTGGCTGGCAGAATGGTGATTTGATTACTATAGGAGCACGTCCTGCAATGGGGAAAACAGCATTTATTATATCTATGCTAAGAAATATGGCGGTCAACTTCAGAATTCCAGTCGCTTTGTTTTCTCTTGAAATGAGCAATGTGCAGTTAGTCAATCGTCTTATCACCAATGTCTGCGAAATTCCAAGTGAGAAAATCAAGAGCGGACAGCTTGCCTGTTATGAGTGGCAGCAATTGGACTATAAACTAAAAGATTTGCAAGACGCTCCTCTTTATGTAGATGACTCACCACTTATGAAAATGGATATTTTGTGTAATAAGGCACATTATTTAGTAAAAGAAAAGGGTGTTAAGTTGATTGCTATCGACTATGTTCAATTGTTATATAATGACATCAAATATACAGAGAATAGATATTCGGAAATAAATTACTTCACAAGAAGATTAAAATCTTTAGCAAAAGAGCTGAATATTCCTATTATTATTACATCGCAATTGAATCGGGCAATTGAATCTCGTGAAGGGATTGATGCTAAACGTCCTCAGTTAATAGATTTACGTGATAGTGGTACATTATGCGATGATTCTGATATGGTTCTTTTTTTACATCGGCCAGAATATTATAAGATTTTTCAAGATGATCGAGGAAACGATATGCGAGGTATGGCAGAAGTAATTATTGCTAAGCATCGTAACGGTGCACTAGGTGAAATATTATTGCGATTCAAAGGCGAATTCTGTCGCTTTTCAAATCCAGAGGAAGACATATGTATTCCCATGCCTGGTGAACCCATCGGTACGAAACTTGGTTCTTCTTCAATCTCTAAAACCAAAGTGCCATTCTCTATAGATAATCAAATTAAAGATGATGGTCCATTACCTTTTTAAAATATTCGCTGAATTAATTTTCTCTTCAATATTTTTTCTATCTTTGTAAAAGAATGGTGTTGCGCCGGATTTTGAAGAAAAAATCCGGCATTTGTTATTTGTAAGTTACTGAAGCACTAAAGTATTCTCTTTGCTATGTCATACTTAATTTAAAAAATTAAAATTATGGCAAGTGAAGCAGTAAATAATTACATAACTAAACGCTACGAACGCTGGCTTGATTACTCTTTGTATCATTGTGGGCTTGCTGGTATTTCAGACGAAGCAACAGACGTCTTGAATGAGGTCATTTGTTCGCTCCTTCAAAAGAAAAGCAGGTTACTGGATAAATTACTTGAGACAAAAAGAAATGGCTATACAGAGCTTGATTTCTTTGTTTTGAAGATGATAAAGCTAAACGCATCCTCTCCTACTTCACAGTATAGGAGTAGATACAAGCCCCTGCCTGTGGATGATAATGTAGATTATTCCAGGCTAGATATTGAGGATATTTCAGATGAATCAGAAGATCGAAACGCTGAAATATTAGACAAGCTGCACACAGTAAGGGAAACATTCGAAAGTCTAAACCTTGGTACGACAGCTACCCGCGTTTTTGAGTATCGTTTCTTCCAGGATGGCAATTTCTCTGAATGGGAAGGTCCAGAGACATTGAAGCAGCTATATGAGATATATAACGGAGTGCAAGAACTTATTAGAAAGAAAATAGCCGGGGAGTCTATATTTTAGTGAAAATTCCTTGGTCATGGAAGAAAATGTAGAAATTAAGATTGATCCCCGGAACTATCGTATCCATGGGGATGAAAACAAGCGGCTTATCCACAAAAGCCTGGTTGAATGTGGAGCCGGTCGATCCGTATTGGCCGACCGTGACAATGTGTTAATCGCTGGAAATGGCGTGTATGAGGAAGCTCAAAAGTTAGGACTCAAAGTGCGTATTGTTGAGTCTGACGGTACCGAGCTTATTGTTATTAAGCGCAAAGACCTATCTACGGAAGATGAAAAGAGAAAACTGCTAGCTCTAGCAGATAATCATACTTCCGATACTTCTGAATTCGATTGGAAGTTAGTGATAGAAAACTTCTCGCCTGATGTATTGAATGATTGGGAGTTTTCAGTAGACGAGATCGAACTTTCGACTGATATCCATAATTCTGACGATGAGAAAGATAATAATCTTTATACAAAAAAAATAGTATCTCCAATCTACACACCGACTGGCAATAAACCTGCAATATCAGAACTCTATAATCTTGAAACTTACAATTGTCTGATGAAACAAATTCAGGAGTGTAATTTAGACAAGCAGACTAAAGATTTTCTTCAGATTGCAGCTTCAAGGCACATTGTTTTCGATTATGGAAAAATTGCTGAATTTTATGCTCATTCAAACAACATCATTCAAAATTTAATGGAAAATTCAGCTCTTGTCATTATAGATTTTAATAAAGCTATTGAACTAGGATATGTTTGTTTAAAGAAAGAATTGTCAGACTCATATTTGGAGGATTATAGCAATGATGAAAAATAATAGCTTCGTTGCATTGATACTTACACATGGGCGTCCTGACAATGTACATACAGTAAAAACATTACGGAAATGTGGCTATACAGGTGATATTATCATAGTATTAGATAATGAAGATCCGAAGATAGATCGTTATCGCAAAAACTACGAGAACATATATGTATTCGACAAAAAAGAAATAGCATCAGAAACAGATGAGGGTGATAACTTCAATGATCGTCGAGCTATTATTTATGCGAGAAATGCTTCTTTTGAAATAGCAAAAGAAAAAGGCTACCAATATTTTATTGAGTTAGATGATGATTATACGGAATTCTCATACACTTATAATCAATATGGTGAAATGAAGCAGAAAAACATTATCAATCTTGATAAAGTACTTGATGCTCTAATTGATTTCAAAAATAAAACAGGTGCTTTAGCTGTTGCATTAGCTCAAAGAGGAGATTTTATCGGAGGAAAGCAGAATAATATAGTTCGTGGTGAATTACTTAAACGGAAAGCAATGAACTCATTTATTTGTGATACAAACATGCCTTTTAAGTTTTTTGGTAAAATTAATGAAGATGTAAACACCTACACTTTACTAGGAAGTAGAGGAAATTTGTTTTTTCAGATTCCGCATGTTTCTTTGAATCAAGTAACAACTCAACAATCAAATGGCGGAATGACTGATATATATTTAGATAGTGGGACTTATGTTAAGTCTTTCTACACAATTATGTATGCTCCTTCTTGTACAAAGATACGCCCAATGGGAAGTGTGTATAGACGCCTACACCATAGTATTAATTGGAATAATGCTGTTCCTAAAGTAATTCCAGAGAACTGTAAAAAGTAACCCCTATTTATATTTTAATTTGAAGATTATCCAAGCTAAGGCAAGAGTTATCACAATTTGTTAGTTATTGTTAGTTTATGACAGAGAAGAAGAATCTGGCCGAGAAGAAAAAAAGAGGGCGTAAATCAGAGTACAGAATAGAGTATGCCGATCAAGCTCTAAAGCTTTGTTTGTTGGGTGCAACAGATAAAGAGCTCTCCGAATTCTTCTCTGTTTCAGAGCAGACTTTAAACAAATGGAAGAAGGATTATCCCGAATTTCTTGAGTCCCTAAAAAAGGGGAAAAATATAGCAGATGCTAACGTTGCATCGAGACTCTATAACCGTGCTATTGGGTATAACTGTAAAGCAACAAAATTTGCAACATCGAACGGGAAGATTACAGATTCGAAGGAATTTATAGAGCATTATCCTCCTGATACAACAGCCGCTATTTTCTGGTTGAAGAATCGACAGCCGGAAAAATGGCGTGACAAGAAAGAAGTAGACGCGAATGTAAACCTTGGTGATGAATTGGAATCATTGACAGACGAACAACTTCAGGCTATTATTGATGGTAAAGAAAAAGAGTGAAAGAGAAATACTGCTTAGACAAGCGAAAGCAGCAACTATACTTCGCAAGCGTGAAGCCCGGAATGATTTCTGGGCTTTCTGCTTATACTATGATCCTAAGTTCTTTGCCAAACGATTATTCTTGAAGAAAGTAGCCGAAGCGTTCATGCGTGTGTATACCTCCTATTTAGCTAATATTATCTATCGCCTTGCTGTCAGTATGCCGCCACGTGCCGGTAAGTCTTATATTTCCTCATTGTTTATAGCCTGGATGTACGGTCACTTCCCGGAAGAATCTGTAATGCGTAACTGTTGCTCTGATACTCTTTACAATAAGCTGTCATACGATACCCGTGATATTGTAAAATCTAAGCGTTACAAAGAGATATTCCCTGATATTCATCTGAAAGGTGATAAACAGAATGTGAAGAGTTGGAATGTGGAAGGCGCTCGCCAGGTATCTTATTTCGGTGGTGGTGTTGGCGGCACCGTGATCGGTTTCGGTGCATCAATGCTTGCCATGACCGACGACTTATACAAGAGCCTGGAAGATGCGTTATCCGACAATAATAACGAGAAGGTATGGTCTTGGAAACAAGGTACGCACGATTCACGTATTGAGGGAAGCTGCTGTATGATTGACATTGGTACCCGCTGGTCTTCTAGTGATGTCCTCGGACGTATGGAAGAAGCCGGCAAGTATAATGAAATCATCCGGATCGCAGCTCTTGATGAAAACGATGAAACTTTTTGCGCTGATGTACATACTACGGAATATTACCGGGAACTACGTTCTGAAACCGACGAAAGCATTTGGATGGCCGAATATATGCAGGAACCATTCGAAGCCAAAGGGTTACTATTCCCCAAATCGTCTCTCATGCGCTTCAAATTAGCCGATATTGCAGGAAAGAAACCTGATGGGACACTCGGAGCTTGTGATACAGCCGATAAAGGAGATGATGATTTCTGCGCACCATTCGCAAAGGTGTTCGGACCAAAATATTTCATTACCGATATTCTTTTCACAAAGGATCCTGTTGAAGTTACAGAACCGCGCCTGGCACAAATGGTAATAGATACCGAATGCGACCAGCTACGCATTGAGTCAAATAATGGTGGTCGTATCTTTGCTATCAATGTGCGTAAGCTTGTTACATCGAAAAAGAAATCGTGTGTTATACAAGCCCGGCCAACAACCCAGCACAAGGAAACACGTATCATTATGAAGGCTGGCTGGATAAAGAAACATTGCGCTTTTCTTGATGAATCAGAATACTCTAAAGGATCAGACTACGGTCGTTTCATGAAAGCGCTTACTAGTTATAAACGTGAAGGTGATAACTCACATGATGATGCATCAGACGGAATGACAATCCTTGCAGAGTTTGCAGAATCACTTGGCTTGAAATTTAAAGTGTCTACTCGTAAGGTGGGGCGCGGATAGCTTGATTAAGATTCTAATGTATGTAATTCTTCTGTAAGCATTTCTTTCAAAGAGAATACTGTCCATAAGCAAATGGAGAAAAACATAGATATAGATATTATGTCACCTAGTATAAATTCAAATAAAGAACAGAATATAGGTAGTGTAATTCCAAATATAAGCAAAATTAATACTATATGAATTAACCTTTTGAGTATGCGTGGAAGTCCTTGATTTAAGGTTAATTGGAGCTTATATACATTAGGTATTATCTCTTCCATTGCTTGGTAGCCTAATTTTATAAGAAATTTATCATTAAAGGACATATCGAAATATCTCTCTTTATCTATTAGCAAACTGAGTTTTAATATTTCTTCTTTGATAGTTGAATTGATTTTATCCAAATGTATAAATTCCGAATATTCGTTTTTTTTATTTTCTAGATAATACCAAAAACCATTTCCACAATTATTCTCTATCCATTTTTTTAAGATTTCTGGAGAATAATAATAATTTTTATCAAACTCGGTATATATTGTAGGATCAAAACTTTTGGCACTAATAAATGATTTCAATTCTAAATAAAAAGGCTCAAATCCTCTTCTATTTTTGTCGGCATAATATTTATCAGCTTCTGCATTTTGAGTATGATCTACATTTAAGACTTCCTGTATATCAAAGAAAGTCACTTTTGGATGTTTGGCTACAAAGTCATTTACATCTTTATTAGAGAAAAAACCTGAATTTAATAATTTATTAATTATAGCTCTAAATTTATGTAGCTTTTGAGTGTACTTCACATAATCATTAAAAACACGAATTCGTTCTTCTCGTGTTTGGATAGTTTTTGAAATAATGTAAGTAATTAGAAGACCAACCAAAACCCCATATACTGTAATTATATAACCTCTAATTTGAATAATATTTTGCGTCATTCTTTCATCTACTTGAGACAATAAAAGAAAAATTGCTGTTACCCCTATAAAAAGAATGACACATAAAATCAAGTTAAACTTATCATTGATTATATTTAAATATTTATCAATAAATGCTCGTATTTCCATATTACAATTTATTCTATTGTGCAAATATATAATAACTTTATAAAAAAGAGAGAGCGGATCTTATATTTTAAGAGAAAAGTATATGCCAGACATTAAGGATATTCTAAGAAATGAAGATTTCGGTAGCATAGTAGGTGATTTATGCGTTGATACCCGTGAAAATCGTAATCCTCGTGAGTATATGGAGGAATACAATGGAGACAGAACCCGTCGTAAAGAATCTGTTGGGTATCGGGAGCCTAAAAAGATTGCTGTATATTCAGATACAGAAGTAGAAGTTGACCCCGAAACAGGAGCCGAAAAGCCAAAGAGACTAGAGGATAAAACTGTAGAAGTCGCTCAAATTGTGACTAATCTACCTAAAAAGATCGTTCGTAATTCTGTTGCTTTTCTATTTGGTGGTGAAATGACTATCACAGCAGAAGATCCGAACGACGGGATCTGCGAGTTCAAAAAAGTCTATAAGCGAAAACTCAAGATGCAATCTGTATTGAAAGAGTTTGCTCGCAAAGTGTTGTCTGAAACCAAGGCTGCTATTGTATTCTATCCTGTTACCAAGAACGACGGAAAAAGTCAGTTGAAAGTTAAGATTCTTTCTACTCCCAAGGATAGTAATGTCGAATGTGAATTCTATCCACACTTTGATGAGGACGACGATATGGACGGTTTTCTCTATAAATACAATGCAGAAGTCAATGGCCGTACTTGCGAATGCGTGAAAATCTATACGAAAGATGTTATCTACTCCGGTATCATGGATGGTGTATGGCAAGTGAAAAAGATAAAGAATCGTTTTGGCAAGATTCCGGTAGTATATGCCGAGGTCGATTGTCCGGATTGGGAAGATGTTGCTAATTTGATTGACAAGAAAGAAATGAGACTTTCCCGGCTATCAGATACTAATGATTACTTTTCTGAACCTATACTGAAAACTTATGGTTTAGCTAACCTTCCGAGCAAAGAAACGGTTGGTAAGGAATTGAACTTCAGTATGGAGGTTGATTCAGATACCGGTACATCGTATCACGGTGATGCAGATTATCTTGCATGGCAACAATCTTGTGAATCCGTTACACTTGAACTAAACCAACTGGATGATGCAATACATTCCGGAGCTTCCAGTCCGGACTTGTCTATAAATAAACTAATGGGACTTGGCAACCTTAGCGGCACTTCACGTCGTTTTATGCTGATTGATGCAGAGATAAAAGCTACTGAACAGATGGAAATATTTGGTCCAGTTGTTCAACGAACAGTAGCAATCGTCCAAGCAGGAATGGCAAATATTACACATACAAAATATGCATCACAGCTAAATGACAACTACATTGAAGTAGAGTTTGGTAGTATTCTCCCACAGGATTTGGCGGAAGAACTCAAGAACCTTGAAACTGCTTCTCAATTCAATAGTAAAGAGACGATTATTAAAAATTCGCCCTATACAGATGATGTGGAAGCGGAACTGAATCGTAAGAAGAATGATGAGAAAGAGACTGCACAGAATAATTCACTCATTGGAGCAACTTTCTAAGCCATGCCCGGACTTTCTTTCTACGACAAACAGCACATACAGAAAGTTGCTGCACAGCAGGTCGTAATAGCCAATATCTTTAATCAGTTTATACTTTCTGTTTCCCCGTATCTCCGTAAATGGTCTGATGCGGGGAAAAACAATGTATGGATAAGCAATCAGGGAATAGAGAGTGCGGTTGATCGGGAACTACTAAACCTTGAATCAATGTTATATGCTAATATTTCCGCATTCCAAAAGGATGGCTGGGAACGAGCAGAGAGGAAGAATGATGATTTTATTTCCCTGTTCATCAAGGGAATGTCTATTTCTAGCGCAACTAAGGATGGAATGTTTACTCATAGCCTATCTGCATTTGAGGCTCTAAAGAATGATATAGATTCCAACGGTCTAAAATTGTCTGATAGAGTTTGGTATATTACACAGCAAACGAAATCGCAACTCGAATTCTATCTTGATAGCGGCGTAGTTGCCGGACGTAATTCAAACGGAATTAGTAGTGATATACGGCAAATTTTGCAAAATCCCCAAAAACGTTTTCGCCGGATCCGAAATGAGAAAGGTGAATTGGTTCTATCACAACCGATGAAAGATTATCATCCAGGGCAAGGTGTATACCGCTCTGCATACAAGAACGCTCTCCGAACATCTGCAACAACTACGAACACAGCTTATCGTAGTGCAGACTATGAACGTTGGAGTAAACAGGATTTTATACTAGGAATTGAGATACAGCGTTCGGCCAATAATCGCGGACCGTGTAAGATCTGTGATGCGATGATTGGAAAATATCCGAAAACGTTCAAATTTACAGGCTTTCATCCTTTTTGTATCTGTTTTGCTACTCCTATCACCATGGAACCGGAAGACTTTGCTGATTTCTTGCTGAATGACACAGTTCCGAAAGAGCAGGTTATTACAGATATTCCCCAGGGAGCAAAGGATTTCGTCAGAGAGAATAAAGATGGATTGCAATCGGCTTTCTGGTATAAGGATAACTTTACCAATGATGGAGGACTACAAAGAGAAATAGTTTCCCAACCTATTACGAATGAAGTTATAAAGGTTTCTAGACCTAAACGCATCAAAACTGATGCAGAGAAAAATGATATTCAAAAAAGATGGGAAGAACGATTTGCGAGAAACTTCAATCAAACCAAGATTGAGCAAAAAATTGGTATTAAGAGAGGTAAGGAAATGACTTTCGAAGAAGCTAATGAACTACAGGGAAATATAAACTTCAGTAAGAGCCATGAATATGGTGTAAACTGTCAATCATGCGTTGTTGCAAACGAATTAAGGCGACGTGGATATGATGTAACAGCATTGCCTAATCTTCAAAAAGCCGGGAATATTCCTTACGAACTGTCTAGCAAAACAAATTGGGCTTGGATTGATCCAGAAACTATGGCAACACCTGTCAAAAAGAGAGCAGGAGGTGTATATGATGTAACTAGAACAGGTGCTTTAAAAAGCAAGAATATTAGTGCACTTACTAAAGAGATTATAGAATTGGTAAAAGAACCAGGAAGATATCATATTGATTTCTCTTGGAAAAGTGGAAATTCCGGGCATATCATAACCTTAGAAAAATTAGTTAATGGAAAGATTGTTCTTTATGACCCTCAAAATGGCAAAATTGTTAATTGGGCTGACATATCAAAGAGAATAAAACTACAATATGGGGTAAATGTGCTTCGTGTAGATAACTTATTAGTGAATACTGATATTATTGACGGAATAGTGAGAAAATTATAGCAATGTCTCGCTGTAATCTTTTGGCATGGAAACTATACCCATGATATCTGGTGATTGTATATATGGTGCCAGATGTGCAGTATCATCTTTTACTAGGATAAATTGAGGATATCCAATACAGCACTCCTTGTCTTCTTTCCGGGATGCTGTATATGCCAAATAGCCATTCCATTCTCCATAGTAGGAAACTTGGTCGAATCCATTTTGAAGAGCGAGTGCTTTAGCTTTGACTTTATATTCTTTCTTCTTATCCATATTGCAAATGTATGCATTTGGTTCTGAAATAAAATATATAAGCAGGAAAAATTTACTCCCAATATATTTTAAGGAAAAAAGTATGAAGATTTTAGCAACCATCAAAGCAGCTTTGAAAAAAGCTGGAATTCCTGAAAAGTATGCGGCCAAGGTGCAAGCTCTTTTTGACATCGAAAGTGAAGAGAATCTGGATAACTATATTGGGCTATTCAAGGATAATATTCTTCCGGACTTGGTATCAAATGAACAAGGCAGTCAAGCCAGTATTGATGCTGCTATTGCCGCTTATGAGAAAAAACACGGTTTGAAGGATGGAAAACCTATTGAGACAACTAAGACTAAAAAAACTAAGAAGCCGAAAGATGACGAAGAAGATGAAGACGAGGACGAAGATCTCGAAGGCTTGCCTGCTTCTGTTGTTAAGTTGTTGAAAGCCCAGCAGAAACAGATTTCCGAGTTGGCTGCATCTGTCTCTACTGTCGCTACAACAGTCACTACTTCTACGAAGCAGGCATCTGCTAAAGCATTGTTTGCAGATTCTAAACTCCCTGCAAAATGGTTCAATCGTATTGATGTCAATTCTGAAACTTCTGTTGAAGACCAGATTAAAGAGCTTCAAGAAGAATTTGCCGAAATCAAACAATCTGTTATTGATGATGAAGTCGCCGGTGGTGATTACAAGCCTAATTCCTATAAGCCCAAAGAACGTACCGAACAGGAATGGTTAAAGTTAATGGAGGACGAGGAAAGCTCTGATAATGGCACTGCTAGCCTTGGTCTGGAAGAATAATTATTAATATTAAAAGCTATGTTCAGAAAAAAACAAAGTGAATTTCAGTATGCTCCTGGTATCGAAAAGATTATCGAGGACATTCAGGGCGGTGGAACTATTGCCCGCGCGGAACTGAAGGGAATCATCGACGAGCTTCCTCCGCTTGTAATTGTGGGTAAAGATGCTAATGGCCTTTACCATGTTGTTAAAACCGGAAAAGTTACTGCTGTCGCGGCTGCCGATGCTGTTGCTATTCAAATCGCAAAGAATCATGTGTTTAAAGTTGGGGAAGCTGTTACAATCGGTGGTGCTTTAACCGGAGCTTCTGATGTAATCTCTGCAATTGACAAAACCAATGCAGCTTATGACACAATAACTCTTTCTGGAGCTATTGGAGCCGCAAAGATTAATGATGTCTTAGTCCTTGTTACTGCTAAAGCTGCTGCCAAAGCTGCAAAGTTCAAGTATACCCCGGAGGTTATCACTATGAACAAGGTTGATGTGACCGTAGCTAACCAGCAGTCAGGCCTCTTGGTGCGTGGTACTGTTAATGAAGCAGTAATGCCCTACCCTGTTGACGACGCTATTAAAGCATTGCTCCGTTTTATCCGTTTTGTCTAATCCATTAAAATAAATGATATATGGAAAGAAGTTTAATTAAACAAGTGAACCGTAAGAACATGGGAGCACGACTTAACTCACGTAAAGTTAAGCCGGTCTTCTTCCCTAACTTCTTCGGTGTAAAGCAGAAAGATTCTCTGAAATGGGAAACTTTGACCGGAGAGAAAGGTGCTCCTGTTATTGCAGACGTTATCAGCTTTGATTCTTCTGCACCGCAAAAGAAACGTGAAGTTGTAGGTAAGATGTCAGGTGATATCCCCAAGACTGCCGTTAAGCGTGGTATGAATGAAAGCGACTGGAACGAATACCGGCAACTTAGCCGTGATTGTGAAGGTGATTCGGATTTGAAATCTATCCTTGACCTCGCTTTCAAAGATCAGGACTTTGTATATAACGCTGTTCGTGGACGTTTCGAATGGTGGTGCATGCAGCTGATGTCTAAAGGTGGGTTCACTCTAAACTCAAGCAATAATAACGGTATTGTTACCGAGGAATTTGTTGGTTGTGGTATGAAGAATGAAAATAAAAAGGTTTCTGCTGCTGACTGGGCAAATGCAAACACTGCAGACGGATTGCAAGACATTGAAGATACAGTAGTTTCTGCCTCTGCTGATGGTGTTACCATTAAGTACGTAGTGATGCGTAAAGATCGATTTGCTTTATTGAAGAAACAGAAAGCCGTTATCGAGAAAGTTAAAGGCTGGATCAATCAGAAAGAAAAGCTGACTATCTCCAAGAAAGTTATCAATGAATATCTCTCTGCACAAGAGAATACAGAAGGTGTTCAAATTGTCTTAGTGAGCCCGGCTGTTCGTATTGAAGATGCTTCTCATAATCGCACTACGATCAATCCATGGGAAGCCGCTAATATCTGTTTTTTGGAAGATTTACAATGCGGTGACATCCAACATGGTCCTATTGCAGCGGAACATTCTGTCGAGTACAAGAAGAAAGCAACAACACTGAAAAAAGACTTTGTTTTTATCAGCAAGTGGTCTGAACTTGAACCGTTCAAAGAGTGGACTAAAGCAGAAGCTAATGCCATCCCGGTAGTTAACGATCCTGATGCAATGTATATCATGAAAACTGATGCCAAGGAATGGGCGGCCGATGAAGATACTGAAAAAACAGATGAAGAGTAAACTATAATGGCAACAATCAGAGAAACAATACTGGAATATCCATCTATTGGGGATATGGAAGGCTTCTTGGATAAGGTAGTCTTCGTTAGGCGGGGTATCAACCCCGAAGCGGAATGTACTACTGAAAGCATGAAGCAAGTCGGTCTTTGTGTCGCTGATATGTATGCCATGATGGTAAACTCTCAAGATTTCAGTGAAAACAAGCTTTCTATCACTCATCCCCGTTCTTTCTATATTCAGACTGCAAAGCAACTGTACATAGAGAACGGGGAGCCGGAGAAAGCTGCTAAACTTGAGAAACGAATCATTATCAAAGGGAGAGCTGGCAACAGATGGTAAAACGGTATCCACATACAGCAATAGTTACTATTGAGGCTAACGGGCACTTAGTTAATGGTGAATGGGTTCCTGGGAAACCGGTTGAAATATCTGTCCCCGGACGCTACGACCCGGTAAGCGATGGAAGAATTGTTTTAAAACACAATTCGGCTGGTGATGAAACACAGGTACATGGCTATTTCTACTCCAAAATGCAACCGCCGGCAGATAGTAAGTTTTTGCGTTTGAAAGTTGCATCAAAGGGTATTGATGTACCGGTTATCTGTTGGGAACCTTATCAATCACATTCAATTATCAACGTATGAAAAATGGCATGACTCCCCTATTCACCTTTGATGAAATGGAACGCTGGTTCGACCATTTTCAAAGTAAAGCAGAAGATAAGATGCTTGTTTTCCTGCAAGCAGGAGGTGAAAAGTTTATCGAAGTAGCCCGCCGGAGTGGCTCATATAAAGACCAGACCGGTAATCTTCGTTCCTCTATCGGATATATAATAGCTAAAGACGGTGAAGTGGTTACAGAGAACTTCAAAGAAGGAGACAAAGGTACTGACAAGACCACCGGTAAGTACAAAGGTCGTAGGCTTGCAGAAGAAGTCTCACTGTCGTATACTGGTGGTTATGTGTTGGTCGGCGTTGCAGGAATGGAATATGCGGCAGCCGTGGAAGCTAAAGGGTATGAAGTCGTTTCAGGTGCGAACGTTCAATGTGAGAAATATCTAAGGGAGACATTGAAATCTGTTTTTAGTAAAATTTGAATATGGATGAATTTGACGCTGTAGATATAGTTTATAATGCTGTGGCCGCTGCGGGCACCGATGTTATGATTTACAAGGACAAATCGGAAGCTGGCTTGACCAATGAACATATCGTTATCAATCATCTGCAATTGAATGAACTTGACTTTATCAATAAAGTGCCTGTTAACATCAATATCTTCGTACCTTGGAGTGATGAGAATGGTATGTTAAAACGTCAACGAATGAAAGAATTAAAGCGTAAGGTGCGGAAGTCGCTTGATTCAATCAATAGTAATGACGGTGTATGTAAAGAAGTGACAGTTCTCTGGAGTGTTCCAATGCCGGACTTGAAAGAGAAATTCGCTTGTACAAATATTAGATTAGAAATTTTAATAGATCAATAATTATGGCAGGAGAAGTAAGACCTATCGCTATGGGCGTAGGTAAAATTAAATTTGGAACAGTCGGTGACGGCATTCCCGGTGCAGATCTCAAAGATTATCCCCTTCCGACCAAAGGAAGTGTTGCATTCAACTTTGCAGATCCCAAAGAAGTAAAAATTGAAGTGGAAGGCAGTGAAGAACCTTTTTATGTTGAACTTGTGAAAGATACGACAGATTATGTCGAGTTCTCCATCCCTACTCCATCAAATGAGGTTCTCAAAGAACTGGCAGGCGGTGAAGTAGATACAACAGGCGGAAAAAACATCTGGAAAAAGCCTCTTAATACTCCTTCTATTTCAAAAACGTTCCAGTGCGAAACATTACCTAAAAACGGTAAGAAGGTCGTTTATACCATCGTGAATGGTAAGATCGCCTCAAAGATTTCGCAGGCTCCCGGATCAGAACAAGCAGAGTTGTTGCTTGTTCGTGTATATATGCAAGCTGCTGTTACTGTAGACGGTAAGAGACAGACCGCTTTTATGCGCGAAGTAGTTACTATTGCCGAAGGCGGAGAAGCCCCAGCTAATGCAGCGAATGTCGAAAGCGGAGAAGCTGCTCCAAGTGGTGCGAAAAAATAATTAACGGTCCTGTATAGCTTAAGTTGGTTAGAGCGCTACATTTATTAAGTAGAGACCGGCGGTTCGATTCCGTCTACAGGAACAAACTATTGAAGGATGGAGCTGAAAGTATTGAAGGTTAGTTGCAAATAACCGGAAGTATTGCCCGGAAGTACAACGGGCTAGGCTCCTTGAGGAAATTATGAGTATAAAGAACTTATTTCAGCAAGAATCGGAATCTGTAACGGAGCAGCCTGTCAAGATTCCATTTGATTTTACTAACCGAGATTCTATTCCAAAAGGAAAGGATCCCGGTGATTGTATTGTAATAAAGCCTATCACTGTCCGGACATGGTTTAGAATTCGTCCGCTTCTCCTTGAAATTGAAAAGGAAGATATTGATAAAATGATTGTGAAAGATGGTGAGCTGAATGCTGATTTTCCAGAATTGATGAATAAATATGGAGGATTGCTTTTTGATATTGTCTGCCTGGGGATTCACAATAAGCCTAATGATCCTCCGGAATGGTTCAAGAATACTCTCGCAGACAATACGACATGGGAGGATATACGGATCCTGTTTAATGCAATCATATATCGTATAGGGTATCACCCTTTTTGCACATCTATCACGATGCTTCGGAACGTGAGCCCGCTACGAGAGACGGAGATAATAGCCGCTCGGAAGAATCTGCAAAGCTGGAAGGATATAACCAAAGCAGATTCTTAGTTATTGCAAAAGAAGCCCTAGGATTAACGTTTAATCAGACGTTGGATAGTAGCTATGGATTAATAGAGATATTGCTTCAGGAGTACTCATTTGTGATGAAACAGCGTAATAAAACGACTGACGAAGACGGAAATGTTGAAGGGCAAGATTACGAGTGGGTAGAACTTCCGTCTTTTGATGACCCTAGTAAGACAGTCAGGATAAAGAAATATAACGATATTGCTGGAAAGGTCAAACGATAAGGTAATTTGCCATTGTGTTTATATATTAGGTTAACTGTTTTTTTATAAATTGGTTTAGAGTATGTTTTCTAGTCCCTTGTATCTGTGAAGATATGGGGGATTATTTTTTAATCTCCTGAAGCTTCTGATTGAGAGATGCATTATCCCGCTGTAGATTCTCAATCAATCTTTTCTGATAAGCGAGCATCCCTTCAATTCTTCCTTCATCCTTGCCCTTCTTGTAAGCAGCATTAATTTCTTCTTCTGTGTAGTTCCTTTTATTCGCTACAGATACGTTCTCATTTTCCTTGGTCATGGCGCTAATGAATAGTAATTTATATATTATAGAAAAAGGCTATCTCTCCCCTATTCTTTCCGACCAAGGAACATAATCTATTGCAACGCATTAGGATTATGTAGCAAAGGGAATTGATAGCCTATATTGTGGTATAGTAGGCGAATCAACTCCCTAATACGTTGAAATAAAAATCGTTCCTTGGTCTTAGAACACTGCAAAGATGCTTATTCTTCTCGAAATAGCCAAATTTTACCTCCTCTTTATATTTTAAGAATAAATGCTATATGGGTATTCAGAATAAAGATGGTGCGTTATATTTCGCTACAGGTATAGATAATTCAGGGCTATATTCCGGGCGTCAAGAAGCGATGGGAATCATAAAGGCAATGGCCGGTGAAATTACCGCTTTTGATGTATTCGGAGGGATTGGCATTAGTGCGGGAATCGCATTTACTCAAGCAGCCAAAGAAGCATATAACTTCGAAAAGCAGTTCCAGCAAAGCATGAAAGAAGTTGCTACTCTTTCAAGCGGGATAAAAGGCAGTCTTACCGATTTTATGAATAGCGTTATTGATATGACTAGAGAGGTTCCAGTCGGAGCCGTAGAGTCAGCGAAAGCACTATATCAGATTGTATCTGCAGGACATGATGGAGCGGATGCTATGAATATTCTAAAAGTATCTGCTAAGGCTGCTATCGGCGGCGTTACAGAAACGGCTACTTCGGCAGATGCTATCACTACAATTCTTAATGCATATAAAAAAGGAGCTTCTGAAGCAGAATCTGTTTCTGATATGTTATTTACCACAGCCAAGCTTGGTAAAACTACAATGGGAGAACTTGGAAAGAGTATTGCTCAAGCTGCTCCCATTGCCTCGTCCTTCGGTATTGATATTGAAGACGTGCTAGCAGCTGTCGTATCAATAACCAAACAAGGTGTTCCAACAGCCGAAGCGATGACTAAAATACGTGCGGCAATTATGGGAACGGCTAACCATTTAGGTGATGCAGCCTTTTCCGGACGTTCTTTCCAGGAAGCATTACAGCTGATCTATAACGAAGCAAACGGAAGTACTACAAAAATGAAAGAATTATTGGGTACCGACGAAGCTTTACAGGCTGCACTAATGATAACCGGACAAAATGCAGTAGGTGCTGCGTCCGATCTGGAACAAATGAAAAATGCAACAGGTGCCGCAGAAGCTGCTTTTATAGAAATGTCCTCATCAGCCGAGAATCAAATGAAGCTTCTTGGTAATAATATAACAGCTGCCCTTCGCCCGTTAGGAAAAGAAATCTTAAAGGAAATATCCAGTGCAGCGCAATCTATGAATGAAGCCTTTGCTGACGGAAGCGCTCAAGAAGCATTGAAAGAAATAGGAGCATTAATAGTTGTTGTTACGACTGCCCTTGCAGGATACAAAGGCAGTATTCTTGCTGTAAGTACTGCTAAGCAAGTATATGCAACGGTAACAGCAATTGTAAATCGACAGCGTGCTATTGAGGCCGCTGATTTAGTCCTAAAGAAAGGCTTGTACGCTATTGAGGCAACAATGATTGCAAAGAATACATCTTCTCGTATCTTATTGACAAAAGCCCTCAAAGCTCAAACTATTGCACAACTAAAAAATGCTGCTGCAATGTTAACTAATCCTTATGTATTAGCAGCTGCCGCATTTGCAGGGCTTGGGTATGCAATTTACAAATGTGCTACAGCAGAATCTGTCTCCGAAAGAGCTATAAGAAAGCATAATGCTGCTATGGAGACTCAAAAAAAACATTTTGATGAATTGAAAAATAAGGCAGAAAGTCTTGTCAATATTATAAGAGATGAAACATCCAGTCAATTTGATAAATTAAGTGCATACAAACAACTTCAATCTATAATGCCAAATGTTTTAAAAAATCTTGATTTAGAGAAGATTAAAACAATGGAACTCCATGATATTTTAAAACTACTCAACAAAGATAAAAATGAGCAATATGTAATGGGGATTAAGGTTAGAGCTGTTATGAAGCAAGAAGAACTTGATGCAGCTACCGCTGAATGGCAAAAGGCTATCGATGAAGCTGAAAAAAATAGAAAAGATGGTATTGAAGATCCAGGATTAAGTATAAGAATTGGACGATTAGCCAAAAAGAAGAATGAAGCTGCAGAGTCTGCCCGTCTTGCAAAAGAAGAAGTAGAGAAAATAAATGAAATTCAGAAGAAAGCAAAGGAAGAACAAAAGAAAGAAGAAGAAAAAGCTGCCATTCAAAATAAAGCCTTTTGGACAAAACAAAAAGAAGATGCTACTAAAACATTGGAATCAATCGCTTCAGTACAAAAGAAGCAAATGGATGCCGGAAAGTTCAAAGGGATAGATTCTGCTGTGGTAAAGTCTTATAAAGAAAATGTCAAGAAGCTAAAGGAGGCTGAAAAAGAATTAAAAGTCTATGATTCATCTTCCAAGAAGGATGACCAAGCGAAAAAGCTACGTGAAGAACAGGAGAAATATAAACTCCTGCTAGATAAGCAGAATAGAGAGCAACAGCGTATGAAAGAAGACTCTGCAAACCAACTAGAGCAGCTTGAAATAAATAAGCTTAAAGAGAGCAGTGAAAAGGTTCTAAAACAAAGGGAACTCAATCATAAACTAGAATTACAGGCTATCGATCGCGAAGCTGAAGACAAAAAGTTAAAAGTGATTGAAGATGCTCGTTCCGCCTTTGATGCTAATCCTGACAATAAAGATAAAATCTTCAATGCATCAGTATATGTCAAGTCAGAGCCAGTAAAGAAACAGTTTGATGCATTTGATAAAGTTGCTAATGAAAAAAAGGAAACTACAGATTTAAAGTACAATCGTGGGGATGATTTAGCTGATTTGCTGAATCAGTATCAAGACTATACGGACCAACGCCTTGCTATTGAACGAAAATTCAACGAAGATATTGCCACCTTGCAGGAACAACGAAAACAAGCAGTAAAGAATGGAGATACAGAACAGGTTGAACAAATTGATCGGTCTATTGCTCAAGCAACAAAGAACAAGGGAATGGAATTGATGGGCCTGGATTACGATAAGTTGAAAGAGTCTCCGGAGTATGTTCGTGCATTTGAAAATCTGAAAGAAACGTCTTCTGAAACTCTTAATTCTCTGCTTACTCAATTAGAGAATGCAAAGAGTACGGCTGCCAAAGTTCTTTCCCCGGACCAGCTTCGCGAATATACTAGTACTATTCAATCAATTATGGATGAATTGGATTCACGTAACCCGTTTCAATCATTATCTGACAAGAAGAAAGAATTAGCAGAAGCAGAGGAAGAGTTAGCTAATGCGCAAATGGAATTAGAAAATGCTAAACAGACTCAAGAAGCTGTAAAAGGTGGTGCTAAGATTGAAAATGGTGTCAAGTCCTCTAAATTCAACGAAAAGACTGGTAAAATTGATTCCACAAAAGCTTATCTGACCGAGGCACAGGCTTTGGATAAAGTAAAAGAAAAGACTTCGAGATACAATGAGGCGAAAGATAAGGTGGTACAGAAGGATGCTAAGGTAAAGAAAGCAGAGAAAGATGTAAAAGCACAGTTAGATGAATTATCAGACGCATTAACTGATGTTGGAAAATCAATCGGTGGACCGGCTGGTGAAATTATCTCATTGATTGGTGAAATAGGGACCTTTGCATTGACTGCTATGAGTGGTGTTGAAATGGCAGCAGATACATCGGCTAACGCTATCAGTACAGTTGAGAAGGCATCTGTTATTCTTGCTGTTATTAGTGCCGTTATACAGGTAGCAACAAAGATTTTCAGTATGTTCACTAAGGACGATACGACAGAAAAATACGAGAAAGCGAAAGAAACGTATGAATCCTATATTAATATTCTTGATCGGATAATTGAGAAACAGCTGGAGTTAGCGGAGACCTTGACAGGAGATACCGCAAACGCTGTTTATGAAGCTGCTATTGCCAATATCAAAGAACAAAGCGCAAATGCCCGAGTACTGGGGCAACAATACTTAAATTCTGGTGCTTCTGGAAAGTCACACTCAAAGGGTTATGATGAAGTAGATGATATGTCCGGTGAAGGTTGGAAACAAGCTGCAGAGGCATTAGGCATGTCCGTAAAGGAATTTAAAAAGAAAATGGGTGGTCGTATGACTGGATTATTTGATTTGACCGATGAGCAACTTGCGGAACTTCAGGAACATGCCGGTATCTTCTGGTCTCAACTTGATTCAGACACGCAGAAATTTGCAGATCAAATCGCAAATGGTGTCGGACAGGTAGCGGAGGTGCTGGAACAGCAAATAGCTGATACCACGCTTCTTGATTACAGCTCTCTTCGTTCAGACTTTCAGGACTTGCTTAATGATATGGACGCCGATTCTGCTGACTTCGCTGATAACTTCGAGGAATATATGAAGAATGCCATCGTAAATTCTATGCTTAAAGAAGAATTCATGGACAGCTTAATGGCTTGGAGAGAAAAACTTAACAATGCTATGGATGACGGTGTGACTGAAGATGAGTATAATGCACTGAAGGCAGAAGGGCAACAGCTCTCTAATGAAATGAAAGCAAAACGAGATGCAATGGCAGAAATGTTCGGCTGGAATGATAACGACGATGAGCGTGAGGCATCAAAGAAAGGATTTGCTTCAATGTCGCAAGATTCAGCCAACAAACTAGATGGAAGCTTTGCTGTAATGACTTCGCATACTTATTCTATAAATGAGGAAGTTAAGAGTATTAATTCAGGAACAGAGAAAATAGCAGAGAAACTGTCATATCTAATAAATATGGATAAGAATATGGCTGAAATGCTTCGGGGTAATGATACTATTGTTTCCCATTTATCGGATATCTCCAATTACACATCTAACCTTGTGGAAATAAGAGAGTTCATGTACGCTGTAAAGCTGGGAATAGACACGTTAAACACTAAAGGTATAACACTTAAGCGATGAAAGGGCAATTACTAATAGACAGAATAGATGCTTATATCAGTTTGGGTATATGTATTACAAAGGGAAGTTATAATAACCTGGTAGCATTTCCAACCATGAAGGAACCGGACAAGAATGATTGGCCGGAAGAAGACGGACAGGAATTTGATCTTTCTAGTCCTACATTGGATACGGCTGAAGTAAGCATTGAGTTTGCATATATAGGCAGTTTGGGTATTGGTGGACTGATTGATATACTTTCTGACTTGAGTTATCATGAATTTTACTTTCCCTTAATCGGCAGGAGTTATAAGTTACGTCTGTCTTCCCAAAGCAGCTATGTTATTAATCCGGGCCTTGAAGTTGCTAAATTTATTTTTAGTAACGACTTCCCCCGAGAAGTCGATTACGAATACCAGGAGCCCGTAAATGAGCTTCCAATGCCTAAAGGTTACGAGATTGATGACAAAGACTTATCCGATTATGGCGTAGTCGTATTGCAAGGTAGCAATGCTGAAATACTAAAGGCTCCGACGGTAAAAAAGAACCTATTACAGAATTTCAAGCGTCAAGACGGAGCAATCTACGATGGTGAAGTTGTGAAATTCCAAACCAAAGAAGTATCTCTCAAATGCCTGATGCGGGCCGGGACGGTTGAATTGTTCTGGCGTAATCACGATGCCCTACTCCATGATTTAACACGGCTATCTGCTAAAGTCGATGATGAAGGATATGAGTATTCCGACGCGGAACGTATATTTTATTGTGATGAATGGAGTGAAAGCTATCCCTGCTATTATAAAAGTTGTCAGACGAATGATTTCATGCTAAATAACGGTGTATGGTGGGAATTTACCTTGAAACTCGTATTTACCAGCTTTCGGATCGGAGAAACGGAGTTCTTGCTTTCATCCGAAGCGGGCGAATTTATCATAACAGAGGACGGAGAGTTTTATATAGATTTAAATTGATTTGCTATGCCATTAAAGAAGAAAAAAATATCAGAACTGAACGAAGCCAGCGACATGAAAGGCTTCTTCACTATCGGCTACCGAGTAATCAACGGAGTTAAGACTAGCCTTAAATTTGGTTTAGAGAAGATTCAGACTGCCTTGGATAATATGCTCAAGGCTACGAGTGATGCACAAACAGCAACTACCGATATGAGGCAGTTAGAAGCCACAGTTGAAGAGAATGAATCGACTCGTGAAACTGATGAATCCCGTCGCAATGCTTCCGAACAATCCAGGCAGACAGCCGAAACGAATCGTTCTCGTGAAGAGCAAGCCCGGGAAGTTGCTGAATCAGTACGTATCACTAATGAAAATGCACGTAAAACCGCTGAAAGTGGACGCTCTACTGCTGAAACTGCACGGGACAATGCAGAAAAGAAACGTGTAACTGACGAAGGTACACGAGAATCTAACGAGCAGGTTAGAAAGAATGCTGAAACAGCGAGAGGCAATGCCGAATCCGAACGTGTGACTAATGAGAATGCACGCAAATCTGCCGAAACTTCCCGTGTGTCCGAAGAAGATAAAAGAAAGACTTCCGAAACAGAACGTGTTACGGCTGAAACCGGACGTTCCTCTGCTGAAAATATCAGAAAGCAAAATGAAGATGCGCGTAAGACAGAAGAAGCGGCCCGCGTAACTGCTGAAGATAAACGGGTAATTGCTGAATCCGGACGTGTTGATACAGAAGCTGAACGTGTCTCGGATGAACAAACACGTAAAAGTAATGAAGATGCACGCAAGACCGCTGAAACAGGTCGTTCTTCTGCTGAATCGGAACGTGTGAAGGAAGAAGACAAACGAAAAACTGCGGAGAGTGGTCGTTCTTCCGCTGAATCTACCCGTGTTTCTGCCGAGGATAAGCGGAAAGCAGATGAAGCGACAAGGGAAACGAATGAAACCTCACGTGTGGCTGCCGAATCTGACCGTGTTACCGTCGAATCTGAACGTGTATCTGCCGAAACTGCCCGCAAGTCAGCGGAGACAGACCGGGTGTCAGAAGAAAGTAAGAGAAACGCTGCTGAAACCGAACGTGCCACGGCTGAAACTTCTCGATCATCCGAAGAAGATAAGAGAAAACAGAATGAAGATGAGCGTAAAACTGCGGAAGGTACTCGTTCATCAAATGAGACTAAGCGTGTAAATGCCGAAACTGAACGTGTCGAAGCAGAGTCTCAACGTAAGTCAGAGTATGCCGATATTGTGCAGGAAATGACACAGGCAACAGAAGAAGCCACGGCAGAGCTTGAAGCCGTTAAGAAAGCTACTAACGATGCAAATGCCGCTAAAAATGCGTCTGTTGAGCAGACAGCCCTCGCTAAGAAAGCCACGGATGCGGCTAATACTGTGGCTGGTAGTGTTAATGAAGCCAAAGAAGGAGCTAAGATTGCAGCGGCAGGCGCCAATGCCGCTAAAGCTGAATCGGAAGCTCAAACTGCCTTAGCGAAGAAAGCGACAGATGACGCAAATGCAGCCAAGGATGCATCTGTAATACAAACAGGGTTAGCAAAGAAAGCCACGGACGATGCCAACGCAGCAGCATTGGCCGCTAACAATGCTGTTTCAGGAGTTGACGCAAAAGTGAAAGCTGCGGTTGATGCGCTTGTTGCCGGTGCTCCGGATGCTCTCGATACACTTATTGAATTGGCGAATGCCCTTAACAATGATCCTAACTTTGCCACGACGATGGCAACAGAGCTAGGAAAGAAACTTAATATTTCTGATATTGTTAATAATCTGACAAGTGGAGGGACTAATAAAGTCCTTTCCGCCGAACAGGGAAAGGCATTGAAAGCAGCTTTGGACTCCCATAACCATGATAGTCGATATGAACTGATTATCACTAAACTTACAGCTTTTAATAAAGATTTTGGGACTAGTGCTGGGACTGTATGCGAGGGTAACGACGCCCGGTTAAGCAATGCAAGAACTCCGTTAGCTCACACGCATAAGAAAGCGGATATTAGCGACTTCCCAACCTCGATGCCGGCAAGCGATGTATCTGCATGGGCGAAGGCTGCTAGTAAACCTAGTTACACAGCGAGCGAAGTAGGTGCATCTCCATCTAATCACAATCATGCTGGTACTTATGAACCTGCATTCACTAAAAACTCTGCTTTTAATAAGAATTTTGGCAGTGAGGAAGAAACCGTATGCGAGGGAAATGATGCACGTCTAAGTGATACACGTGTACCGAAAGCGCATACACATAAGGTTTCAGATATTAGCGATTTCCCTTCTTCTATGCCGGCAAGTGATGTTTCATCGTGGGCGAAGCAGCCGAATAAACCTTCATATACAGCTTCCGAGGTTGGTGCTTCTCCGTCTAATCACAACCACGCAGGAGTATATCAACCGGTCGGAAGTTATGCAGCGAGTTCGCATACACACGGAGCAACGAATATAACTCCTGATAGTATTCACCGTTTTGTTACCGATACGGAAAAAGAGACGTGGAACAGCAAAGCTGCGGGAAACCATAATCACGATTCAGTGTATCAAACTAAAGGTAGTTATGCTGCTTCATCACATAGTCATGATGCGACGGATATTAACCAAGATAGTACGCATAGATTTGTCACGGATTCAGAAAAGGCAAATTGGGATAGTAAGGCTGCAGGAAATCACAACCACGATTCAGTATACCAACCTAAGGGTAGTTATGCTGCAAGTTCTCATAAACATACAGCGACGGACGTTGAAGAAGATTCGACTCATCGTTTTATGACGGATGCAGAACGTACAAAACTTAGTGGAATAGCCTCCGGAGCTAATAATTACTCTCATCCGGCTTCTCATCCAGCATCAATGATTGAAGAAAGTACTACTAGAAAATTTATGACTGACGCAGAGAAAACTTTACTAAGTTCTCTCGGAACTAATGCAACTCAAGTAGCTAGTCAAAATTTGGGACAAAACGGATATGTCAAGTATAGTAATGGCTTATTAATGCAATGGGGAACAAGAGCTGGAGCAACGGGGACAACTAGTCTGTATTTCCCTACCAGCTTCTATGATACTAATTACAACGTTTATCTTACTGGAGGGATAAACGTTACAGGTGAATCATTTGTGTATGCTCCGGGTTATGACCCTAATAATAAGAATAAATCATATTTTAAATTCCTTACCCGTGGAATAAATTCAACTCCGGCTATCGTTTGGACTGGCTGGGATTTTACATGGTTTGCGATCGGTCGCTGGAAATAATTTAAAAACAAATATCATGAAGTATTGGAAACAAGGATTTTATGACGAGCCGGTAGACGGTTCGGTAGAAATTACAGATGAGCATTATAGCCAGTTATTAGCCGGACAATCAGCTGGATTACTCATAGTTGAAAGCACCAGAGGATATCCGATCTTAGTTGTATACGAGGCTACTATTGAAGAAATCAGGGTACAAAAACTTGATGAATTACGATTGTTCGATTCATCCCAAATAGTGAATCGGTTCAGTATTGATAATGTATTCGGTTGGTTAAACAAAAGCACTCGTGTAGGGCTTATGAACTCAATCAATATCGAGAAAGAAGCCGGACGATCTGAAACAAGTATCTGGATTGATGATACAAAGTTTGTCTTATCAATCGAAAGAGCTATTGACATGTTACAACAGTTAGAATTGTATGCCCTTGCGTGCTATGACACAACACAAAGGCATATCAACGCTATCAATCAATTAGAAACAAAAGAAGAAATTGAAGCATACAACTTCAAAACTGGTTATCCTGGAAAGCTCAACTTTTCCGGATACCCTATCGTATAATCATAGTTTTCGATTTCCTCAATAGTCTGCAATGCTCTGACTGCTGCGATGTGCAATTGTGTTACATTGTAGCAGTTTAGTGCATACATCTCAATCTTATTCAGCATTGCTAAAGCATCTGGAATAGGAATGATATACTTTGTTGCGTCATACCACAATACCGTGTCTGTTTTACCGATTTGTTTCTCAATCGAAATTGAGTTAAATAATCCAACACGTGTGGATTTGTCTAACCATACACTTTTCCTTTGAATTTTAAAAGAATTGACATTGGCCGATTTGTCAAATATCTGTATTTCAGATATTTTCATTTTTCGCACTTCTTCGATGTCGTACTCATATTCTACCAATATTGGGTAGCAATTCTTGCTTTCAACTATAATCAACCCTGCTGATTGCCCTGCTAATAACTCTTGATAATACTCTTCTGTTATTTCTACTGAACCGTCTACCGGTTCGTCATAGAATCCTTGTTTCCAATACTTCATAATTTATAATTTAGTTATTTCCAACGTCCTATTGCTATCCAACTATACTTTGCCCTGGAAACTCCTGTTCCTGAACTTGAACCAAAATTTCTATCCATTTTAAAACTACTAATAGTTGGATTAATTAATGGTGTAGCAGTATATACATTTCCATCATAAGCATCTTTAATAATACAGCCTTGGATAATGTAATCAGTATTACAAAAAGAAAGAGGCATGTAAATTGTAACCGTGGTAGCCGTTGAACCAAGTTGCTTCCCCCATTGGATCAACAACCCATTACTTAGTTTTACATATCCATTTTGTGCTTTTTCATTCCATAGATTTTGTGATTCTAATTGTATAGCATTAGTCCCGAGAGAACTTTGCGCAAAAAAGATTATAAAAAAGACTACCAATTTTCTACTAAAGTTATACATTCTTATTTCAATGTTATAATTTATTTCATAATTTCCAACGCCCAATAGCAAGCCAATCAAAAGTTTCTTGTGATAATCCAGTACTCCCTCCAGAGGCGTAATTTCTATTAATACAAAATCGGCTAACTGTTTTAGTTGAATCATCAATAGGTGATGCGGAATAAACACTACTGTCAGATGAAGGCTTGTAAACTGTTGCAAATATCTTATAACTTTTATCAGAAAATGATGTAGACATAGTTATGGTGTAGCTAACAACTGAAGAACCTGAAACTTTTCCCCATTGGATTAACAGTCCATTTGGAAACTTACAGTAACCATTCTGTCCGAGGTTCTGTGTCGTAACATTGGAAAAATCTTTCAACGCACAATTTGTTCCGAGAGAACTTAGGTGAATTAAACTACATTTTGAGTGATTTCTTTTAAATATTTTTCATTTTGATTTATTTCGTGACAATGCCGTTGATGTTGTGTGTTATATATTATTTTGGCAATGATTCGTCTATCATTTCCTTACTTTTATGCCTATTATTCAATACATTTCTATTTGACGTTTATATTTTAGGATATAATTCTAAGGACATGATAAGTTTATATAATGGTGATAAGGAAATAAAAATCGAAGTAAAGGATGAAAGCTACTCTTATGAAGCTATCATGGGAGAAGATACACTCACTTTGTATTTTTCACATCCGGGGTATATTGAAATTCCAGTTGGCTCCTGGTGTGACTTCTACGGGAAGCGTTATTCCTTGAAGAAGGATAGCAATTTCAAGAAGAACGGTGAACGTAACTTCGAATATACATTGATTCTGGAAACTGGGAAGGCTGATACGATGTTGTGGAAAGTACGCCATACCGTTGATAGAAGTATTAAGTTCTCATATACAGCTAAGGCACACGAACATCTACGTCTACTCGTTGAAAACCTGAACCGTCGGAGTACCGGGTGGAAAGTCGGTGATTGTATCGAGGGAACGGAGAAAGTAATCAACTACAATCACACCTATATACTTGACGCTCTCAATCAACTTGCAGAACTATATGAAACAGAATGGCAGATCACTGAAGAAACTGTGAATGGAAAGCAAATTAAGACTATCCATCTGCGTAAAGTTGAGTATAACAAGGAGAACCCTTTGAAACTGTCGTATGGTAAAGGCCACGGCTTCAAGGTCGGTGTTGGTAGGACTTCTGGGGATATACCACCCGAAATAATTTTGGTAGAAACTACAGATCGCAATATTGATTATTCTACATACGGATCTAAATACCTGTTACTTCCAAAGAATAAGACTCTTGTTTACGAAGGGAGAACGTATAAGACAGATGCGGATGGAACTTGTGTCATGCGTGCTGATAAAGAACTTACAACAGCAAAGGAAGATAGTCTGGACTGTACAGCTATTTATCCTTCCCGTGTTGGTACTGTTAGTTCTGTTATTGAAGTGAACAAGGAGAATAACTTCTTTGACTTTGTAGATAAAGACATTCCTGAAGAGTTGAATTTCGAAGATTGTCTTATAGCAGGAGAAACAATGACGGTTATTTTCCAGACTGGTATGCTTACAGGCAAGGAGTTCGAAGTAAAGTATATCCATGAAGCGAAAGACAAGAAAGAGGCACGTCGATTTGAAATTGTTCCGCAGGAAATTGATGGTATTACTATGCCGGAGCCGGAAGTCTGGCGACCGAAGGTTGGTGATACATACGCAGTGTTCGGAATGCAATTGCCGAAGGTTTATATCTGTAACGATAGTACACAAACGGGTGCGAGCTGGGAAGCTTTCAAGGAAGCTGCTAAATACCTCTATGAACATGAAGATAAAGCATTCATATTTACCGGGACATTGGACGGTATTTGGGCTAAAAAACGCTGGTTGGAGATAGGCGGAAAGATTGTGCTAGGTGGATATGTAAACTTCTCTGACACACAGTTTCATCCGGAAGGTTCTCTTATCCGGATGATAGGAATCAAACGTTTTGTGAATAATCCGTATTCACCCGAAATTGAATTGTCTAACGAACCGATAGGCACGTCTGTTTCAAGTGATCTGAACAAGATAGAAACTAACGAGGTGACAGTTATTGAGAAGCATAAGGACGCTTTACAATTCACAAAGAGACGGTTTCGTGACGCAAAGGAAACGATGTCTATGCTTGAAGATGCACTGTTGAACTTCTCCGGCTCTGTCAATCCGATAACCGTTTCAACCATGCAACTACTTGTCGGCGACGAAAGCTTGCAATTCCGTTTTGTCAATTCAAAAACGAATCCAGTGCAGGTATCTCACAATATCACCTATAATACTAGCACCAAAGTATTAACTGCTCCGGCAGGAATCCTTCAGCATTTAACACTCGGTATCAGTTCTCTTTCTTCTTCTCATAAGGCAGACGAATATAAGTACTGGGATATGGCTGAATACAATTCTCCGACACTCATTGACCCGGAAAAGAAATATTATCTATATGCTAAAGTTGGCAAGGAGAATCAAGCCGGAACATTCCTCTTGAGTGAAACGGCTATTAAAATGGAACAGATAACCGGATATTATCATTTACTCACTGGAGTGCTTAATAGTGAGTATGACGGTAGTAGAAGTTTTGTCGAATTATACGGATTCACAGAGATTCTCCCGGGACGTGTAACAACAGAACGGATTATTTCGCCGGACGGAAAGACGTACTTCGATTTGGTAAAAGGGGAAATAGGCGGAAATATTCAAATTAAAGCCGGTTCCTCCGGATTAGAAAATCTATCTGAATGGGAAGATGCTCATCAGGAAATAAAGGATGCAGCTAAAGCGGCCAAGGATGCTGCTGATTCAGTGGAAGGACTTCATAATTATGTAGATGGAGCCTTCGCTGACGGAATTATAGACGAAGCAGAAGCAAAAGCTATTGAGAAGTATATCAATACTGTCAACAATACCAAACAGGCTATCGAAGCAACTTACAATAAACTCTACACGAATGTTTATTTATCCGGCTCTGCAAAGATTAGTTTGCTCAATGCTAAGGTTACATTGATGGGAAGTATTGAGAACCTTATAAATGCTATCAATACGGTCATCGCTGACGGACAGGCCACTGCAGAGGAAAAAAGAGAGGTCGATAATAAGTTTACTCTGTTTAATTCAGCCTTAGCGACTTTCAACACAGCTGTAGAGGAAGCCAATAAGGCAATACAGGATAAACTAAAGGAATATTCCGACGAGGCACTGAAACAAGCGATACAAGCTTTAGAGGACGCTGCGAACGCAGCCAAGGCTGCACAAGATGCAGCCGATTCAGTCGATGGCTTACATGACTACGTAGATGGAGCTTTTGCTGATGGTATTATTGACGGGGCGGAAGCGAAAGCAATAGAGAAGTATCTGAATACAGTTAAGAATACGAAATCTGCCGTTGAAGCTACATATAATAAACTATACGTGAATGCCTATCTGGAAGGCTCTGCTAAAACAGATCTACTTAATGCTAAGGTTTCTTTGTCAGGTGCAATTGATAATCTTATTGCTGCAATAAATACGGCTATTGCAGATGGACAAACGACTGTTGAGGAAAAAAAGAATGTAGATGATAAGTTCGCTTTATTCAACTCTGCTTTAGCCAGTTTCAATACAGCTGTTGAAGGAGCAAACAAAGCTATTCAAGACAAACTGAAAAGCTATTCAGATGAATGTACTGCTGATTTGAAAGTGCTCAATACTCAAATCTCCGCACAAGTAACTCGAGTTGATAGCTTGACGCAGCGGATAGATACTGCCGGGTGGATTACCACAGCAGACGGTAATAAGATATATGCTTCTAAAGAACTGGAAAACGGCAATACGCTTATATCTTATATTAACCAGGCGGCCGGAGAAACGACTATCCACTCATCTAAAATTAATTTAGAAGGAGCTGTCACCATCACAGCGCTTCATAGTGATCTGCAGACAGTAATCAATTCAAAAGTAGATCGTTCCGGTTTGGGTGGATTAGCATTCAAAGATGCTGTCGAAGCTGCCCAGCTTGGTTCTACCATTGTTGTAGGAGGGTATTTGAATACTGACTTGATAAAGGTTCGTCGTGTCGATGCGAATGTAGGATTTATCGGAGGATTTTCAATCGAAAACGGTAGGTTGATATGGACTATGAGCGACTATTTCGGTGGCACTTCTCGAAGCTTAAAACTGGGTTCAGGCAAGGCAAAAGAAGGTGTTGTAAATGTAACATTCGACGCAGCTACCGATGGACGATTTGGAGTTGCTGCGATTGGCTCAAATTTAGGTGGGGCTTGTATTTATGCGTCGAGAAATCTTAAAGAATCAGACCGGAGTTATCCACAGGCAAATACAACGTATGCCGGCTTCTTTGATGGAGGTGTTTACGTGAAAGGAACATTGTCAAGTGAATTGTGCTTAGCTGATAATTTTGGCTGTATTACATCTAGGGATGGAAATGGTGGGATTAACTATTACCAAGGTATTGATTTCGATTTTGGTAGTAATATGAAATTCAGAAAAGGGTTATTGGTATCAATCGCTTAATATATAAATAATTATGAAAATCAATTTAAACAGGCCTTTACTCGATTTTAAAGGCAATGAAGCTATTAAAGTAATCAACGGTAAAGAGGTAAAGCAGTATCTCCGTGATATGGTTTCAGAGGCATTGTATGCAGCAGGTTCTAACCCTCAACAGGGTTTGGATATGTCGAAAAAGTTGCGTGCGTATAAAATGTTACAACAGATTATTAACAATCGTGGTGTACTTGATATAGAGACAGAAGATGCAACCTTATTGAAGGAAATTTGTGCAGACTTCTTTGTATCTGGTGCATACGGACAAATTTATGATTTAATAGAAGGAGGAAACAAGGAATGAACATCACAGCAACTAACAGTACCGCTACAACTAAGGTTACGGAAGCTATCAGGGTTAAATACAGAATGTCAACCCGTGGCACCGAGGCAGTCAAAGATATTACTGCCGAAATCATTAAGGATGAAACGACTGTCGGATTCTTCAATGCATCGCGAAATGGAGTAACCGGCTTCTCGCTACATGAGGATCATGGGCTAACCTCTGGCGAAGTGAAGAAGGTATTTCAGACAGCCATTGACGATTGTGGTGGGGTCTTGAAATGAAGTATTAATATTTTAGATAAATGATTATGGATTATTTCAAAAACTTACTCATTGGATTGGTTACCGGTATAGCTGCTTATCTCAATCCTATTTCCGGGGAGATCAAAAGTCTTATTGCAGTATTTGCTCTTAATTTCATTTGTGGACTGCTTACTGCACTCCTTATCAATCATGAGAGTTTTTCTTTTAAAAAAGCTTGGAGGTGTATCGTAGAAGCAACTATTTTCTTTGCCTTGGTTAGCTGCATCTACTTTATAGGTGAACACAAGGGCAATCCAGAAGGTGCGCTACAGTGTGTTTCATTTATTACGTACAGCGTATTCTATTTCTACGGGGTAAATATTCTAAGGAATATTAAAGAAATTCTACCCAACTCTAGCAATGGTTATAAGGTAGTAGCCTTTTTGCATTATGTGCTAAGTGTCGAGTTTATAAAGAATATCCCTTACTTAACGAACTACTTACAAAAAGGAGGTGCAAAATGATTGAAGTTTTGGAGTTTATTTTTCAAGATTCTTGGCATTGGTTAGGAACGGCCATTTTGATAGCTATCATTTTCCGTGTCAATTTGGTAAAGATTGGTCCAGTAACAAAGAATAAGGAGGAGAAGAAATGAAGAAAATTGATGCTATTATCATTCATTGTTCGGCCACACGTGCCGGACAGGATTTACGTGCAAAGGACATTGACCGGGTGCACCGGGCTCGGGGATTCAATCAGATCGGTTATAACTTTGTCATTGACCTGGATGGAATGGTAGAAAATGGGCGACCGTTAAGCATTGACGGGGCGCATTGCAATACGAAGGGCTTTTCTGATTCTTCGTACAATAAGCACTCAATAGGTGTCTGCTATATTGGCGGATTGGATGCCAACGGTAAGCCGGCTGATACTCGGACACCTGAACAGCGGAATGCACTCCGTGATTTGGTTGTAAAGCTCTGTAAAGAGTATGATATCATTGAACTACTTGGACACCGGGACACTTCGCCGGACTTGGACGGTAGTGGTGAAGTGGAACCGGCAGAGTATATCAAGGCATGTCCGTGCTTCGACGTGAGGAGTGAGTTCTCTAATTTTATGAAACCTGTAATCGTACGGCCATGAAAGGTAGAGTTATAGAAATGCGCCACCTTGTCATTATTGGAGGGATATCCTTAGTAGTCATGTTTACAGTAATGTCAATAGCCGGATGTGGTAGTAGTAAGTCTAATCTTCGGCAGGAATCATCTGTTGAAGAGAATTTGAACCATACTCGTAATGATAGTGCTTCTGCTAGTAAAGAAGTAACCAAAACAGAAACAGAGAAATCAACTGAAGAAACTGAAGAGATTACTACGGTTTATGATACAAGCAAACCGATTGATCCTATTACTGGTAAACCTCCTATCAAGTCGGAGACGAGGAAGAATATTCTGAAGGAGGTAGGCAAGAAGGTTGCTGCTAAGGAAAGCACTCAAACTAATGTATTTACCAATAAACAAATCTATGCTAAGAAGAAGGAGTGTATTGTTAAGGAAGAGCATAAGCAGAAGGAAGAACCGACGGTTCTTAAGCAAATTGGTAGGGTGGTTTGGGCATTATTTGCTTTTATTGTAATCATAATACTAGCATGGCTATTGCATAGATTGCTTAGAAAATAGTATATTTGCAAAAATTATACAAAAATCAATGAATGTTGCGGATATAATACTTGATATAGCAACCAAACCATGTATTTTAGCTTGGTTTGGAGCGGTATGTGGACATATACTTTCATTATACTCAGATGATTTTAAGGGTACACAGCCTTTTTTGAAGAAAATGTTTCCTGAGAAAAGTGATAAGTTTTATGCTCGTTTTGATTTTCTATTACTACCAATAATAGGAGCAGTATTATCTATTGTACTGCTTGAGCCTGATAATCTAAAGAGTGCAATTTTTGCAGGATTGAGTTGGAGTGGAACTTTAATAGCGTTGCTTAATAATAAAAAAATTGAAACACATGAATAGTTTAGATTATATAGTTTTATCGTTAGGGATATCTGTCATTCTCTGTTTCCTTCTATTATTGGTAAAAGGGAAAAAAGTAACTATGAATAAGAAATATAGATATTATCCATTGCTTTTGGTTGTTTTAGCTATTTCATCCATATTATACCTAAATCATTATTCAGAAAATCAAATAGATACACTCGTGGATAAGTTTAACAAATTATTATATAAGGAGAATGCCAATAATTATGATAGTTTGTCTTTTACCAAAGAAAGAAAAGATGAAATAATAGATAGCTTAAAAAAAGTGAATGCAGAGTATTATGAAATACTACAAAACTTAAAAAAGCAAGAGAAAATTGCTGGAAATAAATCCGGAGTTATTCCTAATGTTGAAAATGCTATAGAGAATATTAAAAAGGAGATATATGAGATAGAGACATACAATGAAATTATTGACGAGAGTGTGTACGCTGGAAAAATGAAAGGGTATAAGGTTAGTGGTTACAGCTCTAATTTCATATTCCAAGCGCCAAAAGATATATCTGGAGACTATTTGGATTTTGTAATAAAGTTTCGAGATGAAAAACTGTTGGATAAAATAATCATATACCTTTCTGTTAATAAGGTACACAAAGATGGAAACTCTAGACTATTATTTGATGAATATTATAAACCACAAAAAGGGGTAAACGCTTTTAGAATTAAAAATTATCTGAAGGAAAAAGACACAGAGGTTCGTATCGGATATTTCATGAAAAGCGAAATTGGTAAAGATGATTTCCCAACCTATGAAAGAGTTGTTTTTTCTGTGAACTAAATACAATATTACCAAACAACAACTATCATTTAAGTATTTTTAGTGACTTTGTTATTCACCCCGTCTCTCTGATTCGGGGCTTTATTTTGTATCCCATCTTAAAAATGATAATGTCATTACATATTTAGTAGCAATTTTATTTTTAAATGTTTAAATTAAAGATTTCCTTTGAAAATTTATATGAAAAATAATAGCTTAAAAGAAACACTAAAGCTGTCTGAACTAAATTGGAATAATTCGGATAATGAAAATAGAGCCATTTGTATCCAGAATGCACTCGTTTGTATAAAAAATGAAGATTGGGAAACAGCAATTCATTGGGCTGATTCTGCTATTAATGTATACTCAGTAGATGAAGATGAATATACCATGTGTGATATCGCACAATCCTATGCAATAAAAGGGTATTGCTTACTATCTGAGAATAATCACGCGGAATCTAAAAGATGCTATATTAAGAGTACAGAATTACATTTTAAAGCTTATAGCAAAAATGTACATAAGACTATGGAATTCTATAAGTTTTTTAGTGTACGAAAGGATAACATAGACTCTATACTTGATTGTATTCTATTAAAACATCCCTCTGAGTTTAATGATCCAATGGATTCCCCTATTTTGCAGGACAAAGATAATGGCATACCTTTTATAGATATATTCAATGGTATTCGAATTGGATGTTTTGGAAAAGTAAAAGATGATGATTTTTATTTGAAACCCCAAAAATGGTCTTTTTATGGAGGTATGCATAGGGGAATATGCATTTGCTATAATTTTTCTGAGCTAGAAATAGAAGATGAATATTGCTTATTTCGGAAAGTTAAATACGAAGATCAATATAGCCCCAATAAAGGTATTATAGGAGGGCTTTTATCAAAGTCTATGGTTTATCATGATGAGGATGAATGGCGGATTATTATAAATGACAGAAATCTGATGAATACTGAATTTGCAAAAAAAATACCAATAAAACGCTCAATGATAAGAAGAGTTTATTTTGGTTTCAAATGTGACAAAAGAATCCAAGAAGATATTTATTATAAATTAAAAGGTGAAAATATTGATTTTTTTAAGGTCTATCCTTCCAAAGAAAACTACTATAAGTTAACTTGCAATCCTTTCAATATAGACTAAAATTGTGCTGTTATATTTTTCATAAACCCAAAATCCTGTCCTACTGATTCGGGGCTTTTCTTTTGGTAATCTCATTTATAATTCCTATATTTGTGTACAGACGTAGATGTCTGTTTGTATCATCTCTCTACGGAAAAGTTGCTAGTTTTCGAAAGCGAGAGACAATACGCTATTTACTCCAAAAGGAATAAGCCTCGACTAAGTGTAGTCGGGGCTTTTTAATTATTATTTGTCGTATATAAAATAATCATATATATTTGTCCAAATAAAATTGATATACTATGGAATACTTAGATGAATTTAAGGAATTTGTAAATTACTGTAATCAAAATGGTAAATATGTTGGTTGGGGAAACCCTAACTCTAAAATACTAATAGTGGGTAAAGAGTCTGCAATGGAAGAACCTGATGAGTCTTATAACAGCAATGCATCTATGTGGGATAATCATGTTAGTAATGATACAATTATGGAGTTATGTCATAAAGTAGAACAAGATGTTAACGTAGCAAAGGGGTGGGGTGTAAATACTTGGAGCAAGTATCAGAGATTAAAAGATTATATCTATGGCAGCGAAGGGTTTCACAATCGGTATGTTGATTTCCCAACTCAAATATTTACTACCGAGATAAATGATACCCCTAGTCTCCGAACTGCTCAAGCCGATAAAAGTGGAATTTCCTCACGGAAAGAATTATTCCAGGTATCCTCCTTTATTCAAAGTTTTCCTGTGATTATATTAGCATGTTCTAATTATATTCAGAATAATGACAATATTCGCGAGATAGATAAGATTTTTGGTGTCACTTATGACGGTGATGATGTCGGTAGATTTTTGTTTAATAAAGGGAATTGGTTTTATACTCATCATGATGCCAGTGGTAGAAAACTTGTAATCCACACTCGTCAGCTAAGTGCGGATGTAAAGGATGATATGTTAAAGGAGATGGCAAAAATAATAAAAAAACATTTGGAAAGGCATGTTTGATTTATTAAATCGCTATAATAAACAGGGATGTTTAAAATTCACAATTGATGACAATTTGAATAGAGAATGTGAGAAGGCTCAAATTCCTGATGATTGTTGTGGAGTGTATATTGTATATGGCTATTTTAAAGGGACGAAGGTTCCAGTTTATATCGGAAGTTCGGGGCATATAGAAAATGGAAAGACAGTGCATCGCAAAGGAGGACTAAAAAGACGAATAATTGGGAAGCAGCAAAAGACTCCTAGATGGAAACTGTGGCCTGAAAAAATGCGTGCGCTATCTATCTGCGAATTGGAAATATGTTGGTATAATACAGAAAATGACAATCCGTTACTAGTAGAATACTGTTTAATATTGGAGTCTGTTATACAAAATAAAAGATTACCTCTTTGGAATAGCGAATTAAAATTGAGTAGGGAATTGAAAGGTGAGTTTGAAGATTTTGTAAACAATAATAATATTGAATGTTTAAAAATATAATATGGGAAATAAATGCGATCATAACTTCGTTCTTGAATTATGATATTTTTGTTATTAACTTAAATAAGTCTCCAGTATGAATAGAATTATAATTATTGGTAACGGTTTTGATTTAGCTCACAATTTAAAGACTGGATATAAAGATTTTATAAATGATTATTGGGATACTGTTGAAGAAGGGATTTATGATAAATACTGGCGGTTGTTAGACCAACAATATGGAGGGGGCAAACACCCTCTTAATGACTATGAAGATCAGTTTATAAAAATTGGAAAAGAATATGATAAAACCGGAGTTAATAAAGTTTGTTCTTCTTATAAAGAAGATAGTCCTTTATGGAAATTGCATACACTAATTGATGAGCATAATAATGATCCTAGTTCAAATGTGACAGTTACTTTAACGTTCACAAATCATTTTTTTGAGCGTATATCTCATCAATGTTCTCTTGTGAATTGGGTAGATATAGAAAATGAATATTATAAGGCATTGAAAGAGCTACTTCAAGAAGAAAATTACCAAAAGCAAAACGAAAGTATCCATACGCTTAATAAAGAGTTTGATAGTGTAAAAAGATTGCTAGAAAAATATTTAACTAGGATTACTGAAAACACAGAACTGAAAAAACATCAATCTATACAAGATGCTTTTTCAAGTTATGTAGAATTTGAAGAAGTTGCCACTTGTAAGCAAACTGCATTTATTAACTCTTTTTTTTCTAATATGGATATACGTTTTGATTTTGACATTGACCGGCATGGAGATCTTTCATATAATGAATGCTTGACAAAGGATGAAGAACTGAGGTACTATATTGATAAGAAACTTAATAATGACAATTTTAAAAAAGAGAATCTTATACCAAACACCTTGATTCTAAATTTTAATTATACAAAAACGGCAGAAAAATTATATATTAAAAATGGAAATGACAAGATTATTAATATTCATGGAGAGCTTAACAATGAAAATAATCCCATTATATTCGGATATGGTGATGAGCTAGATGATGATTATGAAAGAATAGAGAGATTACAGAATAATGATTTTCTAGAGAATATTAAATCTATACGATACCATAAAACAAGAAATTATAGAAAGCTTTTGGAGTTTGTTGCATTAGGTCCATATCAGGTCTTTATAATGGGGCATTCTTGTGGAAACTCTGATCGGACATTATTAAATACTTTATTTGAGCATGATAACTGCCTATCTATTAAAGTCTTTTATCGACAGTACGAAGATGGGACAGATAATTATATTGATATGATAAAAAATATATCTCGTAATTTTAATAATAAGCCTAATATGCGTGATATAGTTGTTAATCGAGAAAGTTGTTCTCCTTTGGTGCCTGTAAAAAAAGAGGTAGCCGAATAAGCTACCTCTTTCAATTATAAATAGTTTTTTCCCAGTCATCCAACACTGTTACATCCCACCGAGGAAGATCCGGATTAATATAGGTTACAGACCTACCATACACAGAGAAACTTTTTCCAATAAACTCGTCGATAGCTTCATCTTCCCCTTTTTGAAGACAGATATTCATAAAAACATGCATTTCTTCCCAGTTTGTAGGCCCAATGAACAAAGATTCAATGAGCCTACCTTTTACAGGAGCTCCGACAACCTGATCTTTAATTCTGTCAACCAAAGAAACTGCTTCTTCAAATGTCATACTTGTAATTTTAGAGCAAAGATATAAAAAAAACAGATGCCCTCTCCCCTATCATATAAAAGCTATTTCAATCTGTGGAATTTCAGTATTACATATTTCAATTCTATTAAGAAAGATATTTTTGTAATTCTTCGATTGCCTGTGATGCACTTCGAACTACCACATACTTATTACGGCATGATTCCGCTTGTTTTTGAAACTCCTTCTGTTCTTCTGACTGTTTCCCTACCCTCGTTTTAAACTCTATACAAAGAGAAGCAAAACCCTTTTTGGGAATAAGTACGATCACATCAGAAACACCTGGCTTTACTCCTTGACGTTTCAGGTTAGCAGCTTCCCGTACATGACGACTTCCACCATTCGGAACGGCAAATATAAGTTTGTCAGGTATATTAGGAAAATATAGAGGAATAAGTTTAAAGAACTCTGTTTGTATGCGAGCTTCCTCGTTATTATGTACTTCTTTTGAACGTGGAGGATTACGCTGATCTGCATAACAATTATAACACATAAAGCCGGTATCGGTTTTAATAACCGACACCGTTTCCTTTCCACATAAAATACACTTTTCTTTAGTCATTAATTCAAAATAAGCTAAATTGTATTGGTCTTCTACCTACTGCTGTTATCGTTCTCTCATGAATCGGACATTGCGAAGCATACGGGCATCTTCCTGACATAGCAGAAAGATGCGCTCCATGCCATTCATCCCAATCTGTTACATTATTAGCGGAGAGGAAAGTTATCAGCTTCATACAGCAGAAACCTCGTTCTTTCTCTTGACCTCCTGTAACTTCAAATAACCCATTGCTCTGTGGACGCTTCATTTAATTCTATATTATTTTTGTTAATAGTTAATCCTCAATGAAATATAATTTATTCATATCAGTTCTTGTTATGGGATAATTAATTCGGGATTATCATAGATATTACCAATCACGATAGTATCATCCATTCTTGTAAGGTCAGATTGCCCGAAATAGAATAAATTTCGACCATTAGATAGTTGAAAGCGGCAATTATCATATAGGATAATTGCAGTATATTCTTCTGGTTCAAAACCAAATGTAACAGTGTGAAGAATATCCCCTTCATAGATCTCCATCCCTTTCTTGTCTAATAAGCCTGTGAATTGTCCCACAGTTGTAGTTTCTACCTTACTTCTATTAAACATTTCAGTAGCTTCGCATCCATATTGGGAAAGTTTCTTGCTGAAAATAGCCATTTCACCACTTTCGTACTGAATCAAGTCACCAAATATCCATTCGTTATTATATAAGTTTTTACCTCTGAATTTTATTGTTCTCATATTCATTACTGAATTGTTATTAGTCAATTATTTCAAATGTAACTTTCACTTTTTTACAGCGAAAGCCTTTCTTGTACATCTGTTTCCATGTCCAATTAGTTCCAGACAGCCAGTACCTGACGCAATCTCTTCGGTAATACTTTTGAGTATTCATCATAAGTGTACCATCTGGGTAGGTTATCATGTACATTATGTCTTCACGCATATTGACTCCTTTCTTTATTGACTTAAATTATTCATCATCATAATCAGTATCAAAGATACGTGCAACCATATCGACGATATTTTCTTCAATATCCTCGGTAGAACCAGTTACAGCATTAGCTATATTCTTTTTCTCCTGGATGATTCGATAAACCTTCTCATCTATCGTCCGACGGCCAAGAAAATAGTAACAGGTTACAGAATCCTTTTGCCCGATACGGTGTGCCCGGTCCTCACATTGACAGCAGTCTGCATACGTCCAGGGAAACTCAACAAAGGCTACATTGCTTGATGCTGTAAGGGTAAGACCTACACCAGCGGCTTTTATTGAGCAAATGATAATATCTGCTTTCGGGTTGTTCTGAAAAGCGTCTACGGCTCTTTGCTTCTCGTCCTGTGAGTCTCTTCCGGTAACAGATACGGCAGTGGGAAAGTAACGTTTCAGTTGATCTACAACTTCATGAAGCGAACAAAAGAGAATTATCTTCTTTCCATTCTCCCGGAAGTCTTTCACAAATTCAATCACATCACGTACTTTGCCGCGAGCGGAGATCTGCCGTAGAATATTGATACGTACCATCACTTCACCGCGCATTGCCTTAGCTATCTTATCGTCGTCAGCGTCCTTGTATTTCTGTAGATACATAATAAGGTCGCGTTCTGCATCCATATACTCTTTTCGATTTGTGATTTCGCAAGTATTCACCTGCCGTATTTTATCGGGAAGATCTGTGAGGACAAGTGACTTTTCACGACGAAACATACAGTACTTCCATAGGTTAAAATTCAATTCTCTCAAATTTGATGCTTCTCTCTGTCCGGAACAGTATCTATCAACAAATGGTTTATATCCACCGAAATCGTTCATTCGATCTAAAATAGCCAACTGCGGAATCAAATCTTTAGGCCGATTTACCACCGGTGTTCCCGTCAATTCAATAACCCATTCTTTGCCGGTACAAATACCTTTGCAAAACTTAGCCTGCTGGGTTGATGCAGATTTGCAACGATGGCTTTCATCAATGATAACAGACTTGAATAAATTGATTGAGTTTCTAAATTCCACATCTCGCAGCGTCCAGCCTTCAGCTTTCTTTATACGTTGTACAAAGTACTTCTTTAATGATTCATAGTTAACAATAAATACCTGGTGCATTCCTGTCTGAAAGAAAAAAGTCCATGTATCACGTACCTTGTCGGTTAGGATCATCGCCTTTTTATCCGTAAACTTCTCCCATTCACGTAGCCAGTTGATTTTTAATGATGAAGGGCATACAACAAGACAAGGAAAAGCGTCTGCGAGGTTAATTGTTGCTATACTCTGTAATGTCTTCCCCAAGCCTGGTTCATCGCAATTCATAAATCGTTTAAGTTGCAAACCACGTGCAATACCTTTAAGTTGATAAGGATAAGGCTGAATTTTCAAATTGTGCGGAACGGTTAAATCAGGTAATTCCGGAATATCATAAGCGATATCCTCCTCCTTTTTTTCTGTACCATTTACCCAATTGATATTCTCAAATTGCCGTATTTGATAAATCATTCTTTCAAGGTCAACTCTACTCCGAGCTGGAACTATCCAAACTTTTTTTGCACCGTCAAAACGTCTTCCGGGAATTTGTCGGACTCGATCTACAATAGAAGGTTTATACTTGAATGATAATTCAAAGTTATCTCCTTTTAATTCAATATTCATGATTTAGAGTATTTTATAGGGGGATAATTTCCCCCTATGGTGATTGTAAGTTATGCGGTTGCGTCAAGAGGTGCAGGAGCATCTATCTGTTTTTTTCTTCCTTTTTTCTTCGGCTTTTCTTCCACTATGATAGCTTCTTCTGGTTCATCGGTTTCGAAATCAAGACGTTCTTGTCTAATTCCCCATTTTTCTTCAAATAGGTAACTTTCTACTTCAGCATCACATGCAGCTGCATCAATGCTTAATTCTTCGTAGTAGAGATATTGTTCGTCAAGGAGAGGAACGAAGATTTTCAAGTCAACGACTTTGCCGGACTGAAGAAGTTTGGATCCCATGATAGTTATTCCAGAAACCCCATCGACACTGTCATTCGCATAACCTGTAATAATATAGTTTTCTAAGGTTTCTGCATAGCCAGGAGAAGTAAAACTATCCTTATCGATTTTAGATGCTTCCGGCTGCTCACACAATACGACAAGATGCAATTTAAGACGGCTAAACGCTTCTCTTAAATCACTGTGAATGATCTGATCACAGCTCTTGTTTATTACATTTGTGTAGTTTGATTCAGAAAAACGCTCATTGTACACTACATTCAGCCGATCTTTCTTAACGACTGCCTTTTTGATCTCATTTTTTACTTGTTCCATAATCTTCTTTGGTTGATAAAGTGATAATACTAAATGTTGATACAACTCCCATGACGGCAGCCGTAGTTATTTCTCTTGATGTTGCATCTTCTCTTTGAGAAAAAGATAATGCTGTAAACAGGCCGACAACGGCCAGTCCGATTGTAATTTTTCTTAAAATTTTCATGATAATTACTTTTTGTTGTTATGCATTCCGGCCATTTTCATTTCCTCTTTTGCTTTACTTATCACAGTTACACACCATGATAATTGATGTGTTGCTGTCCGGTTACAACGTTCGCACCAATCGACGAGATATCGCTCCTCCCGGCATAAAGAACTAATTAGGGCATTTATCGCTGTTGCTGTCGCTTTCGCATTTTTAGCTGTATCAACGAGTGTTTGCATGACCTCGGACTTCATTGTCTCATTAAGCCAGTATTTCGAGTCTGCAAGCAGTTTGCCGGAGCGAGCAACATATACAGCCAGGTCATTGCCACGCTGTACGGCTTCTTCAGCATTTTCGCTCATTGTGATATTGAGAAAAGAATCAATATTTTGTAATTCAGCCAAAATTTGTTCTTTTGGAGTGATTAGTAAGTTCATATTGTTTTCACTTAAAATATATTTAAACCATTAGTTGCCACCATTTAAAAGCAAGGTCCTCGTATTTCTCTTTCCCCTTGATATACGTAGGGTGGTTACGGTCGGTGATAAAATGCTTGAAGATTTTACAGTTCTTTTTTGAGATTGCGTAGATGAAATCTCTATTGCTCCCTGCAATATCCATATACCAGGCACGGGAACGGTCCCAGTCGAAAAAGTCGATAGCTTCATCAAATTGCGCCTGTGACTCTGCAAAAGTCGTTTTTAAATCACCTCCAAAATTGTAAGCAGACAACCACCAATCCCATTTACATCGTGTATCAAGATGGTAGGCAAAATTTCCATAATAGAACTCCTGCTGCTTATTTACCATGAACTTCTGTGTATCAGATTGCGCCAACACGACAGCCAGGAATTGATCTTTCTCCGCCTCTTTCCGGAGCGCCTTACGCATTTCAAGCCCTAGCTCAAATTCTTCTGTCGTATACAAGTAATCGTCTACCATCAGCTTGTCATACCGGACACGGTCATTCTCTGTGATAAGAGCATCTACGAGAGTACCGAACTTGAAAGCCTTTTCTTTATCCCCGTATTGAACACGGGGATAAAGATAGTTTTTAAGCTCTGTCAGATCTGAATTACTGACTTCCGAACGTGAATAGTATGAATCGGGATTTGACATAACTATTTAGCTTTCACATCTGCTTCGTAGCTGATGAATTGTGATTCAATATGTGTCTGATCTTTACTGTTTGCTTTCTTCTCGCAGTATGTAGTCATCTTTTTAAAGATCTTCTCTAACTCATCAAAAGGAAGAGTCTGCCCCTCGCCTATCCACCACATCTGAAATATTTCCAGGTATCCTTGCTGATGAAGAACAACAATCTTTTCTTTTACCTTAGCGTTTGTCGGTGGAGGTGCAACAGATGCAGCAGCACCAGCAAAAAGATTACCGATTGAGCTTTGTTGCGTTTTCATTGCAACCTCCTGCCTATCTGCTTCTTCCTTTCTCTTTAACTCTTGTAATTGTTTGGCTGCCTCTTCTGCTTCTCGTTGTTTGCGCAATTCTTCTGCTTTTGCGGCTTCTTCTGCATTTGCCAAGCGAAGCTGTTCCAGTTCAGCCAACTCTTTACGCTTAGACGGAATACGGTCGATAAGATCTTGTTTAACACTTGAAATTTTAGCCTTATACTGTTGAGCATATTGCTCATATTTACCCAGCAATGTATTTTTGCGAATCTCTGCTTTTATCTCCTTATTGATATAATAGGTAGCATATTCAGCAGTGAATTTATCAAAATGAGCTTTCGGGTAATCAGTTTGGAAAACAGTTATACCGATTACTTCTCTATCAAAGTTTACATAAGTCAATCCCGAAAAAATATTCTGCAGCTCGGTTACCTTAGAAGATAGATATGAACTGAAATAAGAAAGAAGTCCATTTTCTATTGCTTGTTGATAGCTTACTTTTTCATTATTGATTAATACTCTTTGCTCGGCTTCTTTCTTTCTCTTCTGCTCTTCTTCATATTTGAACTTAGCATACTCATTGCGCTTTGCTACAAGCTTTCCGGGGATTGTAGAAGAATCCTTAGGATCAATTTCTTTTTCTTGTGAAGTAAAGAAAGAACGAACTTTGTCGAATATCTGCGTGATGGGCTTGCGACGTTCGTCCATATTCTTGAGAGTAGTATTTACTTTTTTCAAGAAGTCAGCTGCAGCCTGATCTATCGTTTCATTCATACCTTCTCCCTCGATTGTATCAAGGAGAACCTGCCCTGCTTCATTACATTTTTTTACGGAGAGAGTATTCCTTCCCATAATTTCGGGAAATGATGAAAAAATGTTTTTTACTTCGTCTATTTTGATTAATTCTGTTGCCATAATCGTTTTCTTAAATTGGTTAGTAATAGCTAGAAGCCTCCGTCTGCATCATCGTCAGATACTGCCACTTGAACGGGCTCCGGAGCGTCTAATTGTTTTTCTTCCCCAAAAGGTATTTTGGTATCATCTGCAGAGGCTGTAGATTGAACAGGCTCATTAACCTTTTCTTCATCAACAATGCCATAATCGATAACTTCTTCATCTTCCTGCTCTGTCGCCATCATAGTATACTTTCCGGTACGCACCTTGGGGTAAGCATCAAAAGCGTGCTTTATCATCTTGTTCTCAAGGAATCCCGGATCAACACCACCACTATTCGAATAATACAGTTCATTAGCTTTGCCTTCTACTCGTTGTCCATCTTTGTTGTAGTATGAGTTGTTTTTTGCTGAAAACTTAGCCAGGCGTTGGATATCACCTTCAAGTAACCATTGATAGTCTTCAGATCCGTCACAACGAACTATACGAATGAATGCCCCTATTACATTAGAAGACTTACGAGGTATAGCGGCTGAATAAGTAATCTTCTTTACACCATTATCCAGACTGATAGAGAATATATCTCCTTCGTAAACTATAACCGGATTATCCGCATATCGAATCTGCCCAGCACGCATGCGCATGGTCAGTTCTCCATAACCAGTAACAGAGACACTAGCTCTTTTTTCATATCTATCAAATCCTCGTTCATCTTTTTGGCCCGTTTTTACCTTTCGTGGAATGAGATAACAATGAGGATGTGATGTATTATCAAGTGATAGCCCATTTACAGCCATATCGAGGAAGCAACCAAACAGTGACATCTTACTACATTCAGCCAGCGAAGGATTCTCACGAAGAACCTTCTGGAAATTAAATACTTCCTTGTGGTAAATCTGTTCCCCCATTTGAGAACCCCAAATAGCATTGTACATTTGAATAAATTTCGTCTGTACATTTTCATTTTCGACAATTTTCGTTGCTGGAAGTGCGTTAAGCTCCTCCACTTTAATTTCAATAATGTTACTCATAATTGTTTAAATATTAGTTATTTATTAGTCTCCTTGGTATACTCCACGGCTGTATTCTTCCATTAAGAGTATGTCTTCAGCTGTAGGTTCTTTTCTGATATCTGTTTTTGATGAACTACATTTGATGGGAGAAGGACTGTAATTTTTAATAGCGCTTTCTCTTTCATCCAACTGCTTTCCTATCTTATCCTGTAATTCCTTTAATAAGGAAGATCCTTGTTTAACTTGTGTCATACAGCTGTCTGCATTAATTGTTTGATGATATTGTCCGGAACTTTATTATGCAAATCCATCATTGCGCTAGCTGTTTCCAGCTCTGACCGCTTCACATAATATTTTCCTCTTTCCTTATTATTTGCCGGATAAAACTTAATCCATGCTTTTTCGCGCCATTCTGTTATAAGGCGTTTTCCATATATATCTTCCGCTTGTGATATAGTTACTACTTCGGGAAGTAGCCCTAACATCGTCAACGTTTGAACAGTTCCGATCTTAATACATCGTGCGACCATCATTTCGAAGCAATTTTCCATAATCTCTAATTAGACTGTTTCTTTGTTTAACTTTTGAATGGTGTTGAGCTTTTGATTACTGAAACACATCTGCATCTCTATGCTATGCTGCCTGATTAATATTGATTAGAGTTCATATACTTCTTCAATCCTATTTCTTCGTATTCTTGCCCGCCGACTCCGGTTAAGGTCGTTGTTGCAGTCAAATGCAATCTGAAAAGCAATAATTCCAAGAAATGAGAGAGCGATTAGCGATTTTTGCAATTGCTTGAAGTCAATATTTAGAGCAAACACTCTATTTATCCACCAAGCACCAAGTTCGTTCAGTTTGCTGGTTCCTGTCTTTTTATAAGCCTTGTCGAGCAGGACATTTACCGTACCATAGGCAGTACCTAATCTGTCGGCAATCTCTTTCTTTGCTAGGCCACAGGCAGCCAATCCTGCTATTTGATTTTCCCTCTTGGTTAAGGTAGAATCAGCTTGCAGATCCATGATGCAAAATCTCTAATTCGGCTGCCGCTCTGGAAACTCCTTTTGTAGCTTCGAGGGCTTCATTAGCCATTCTTACAGCGACATTCAATACTTTAGCTTTGTAGGTTGAACGAGCGGAAGCAGGTTTGTTGTTGAGGATATTGTGCACTGTACCTTGTGAGCATCCTACCTCCTTCGCAATCTGCTTTTCGTATCCGTAAGGCAGATTAGCTTTGATAGTTTCTAATTGATTTTCCATATACATTATTATATTATAGTAATTAGTTCCCTGGAAAGCGACCAAGCCTGCCAAGGACAACGTATCGCTGTTGCGCGGATGATTAAAGATTCATTCTATCTCGTAACCTCTTTCAGATTCTCCATTACCGGAAGGCGCATTCTCAAAGGGTTTGCATCGAAAACTAAACCTGCATGCTTTATTATTTTAGTCTTTAACTTCTTCGCAAGTTTCTCCGAGCCAAGCGACACATTCTGTTGTACCCCTAGTAAAGTCTACTGCCTTATTTTTAGGATTGAATTTACCCTCAACTATATCTCCTTCTTTTACTCCTGCTTCCTTTTTTAGCTCCCATAGAAGCCATTCGTTACCAGTTGAACCGATTACATTCTTGATTCTCACTTTCATGACTTAATCCTCCATTTCTTTATTATCTTTATCTTCTACTTGCAAGGCTTCAAGCATTTCGTCATCAAGTTTAGAAAGGTCGAGTCTTACTTCTTCACCGGAGTGGTAACTTGAAACTACTAGAATACAGGAATATCCGTTCTCATTGTATTCGAAATCAAAACGTTTACTTCCGCCTAGGATGCGCATTACTTCATTTAGATTCTTCATATCTTGTCTTTTTTAGAGTAAATAATCTATTTAGTTAACTTTGTTGCCCTTTTATTTTGGCGTTATCAATGTTTTGCGTTAACTTTATAGTGCAAATATAAATTATGTTTATATAGAAAACAACTTTATATATAAACAATGTTTAGTTTTTAATATAAATTAAGTTTGTATGACAATAAACGAAAGGATAAAACTTGCAATAAAGTGGTTAATAGGGCAACGTGTTGCAGATAATCAAGAAGAAGTTGGTAAACTGCTAGGCTACTCAAATAAGTCATCATTTTCGCAAGTGATAAATGGGAAAGTGCCATTACCTAATGATTTTATCGAACGTTTATGTTCATTAAACAAGAATATAAACAAAGTTTGGATAATTGAAGAAAAGGGTGAAATGATATATCCTCAAAAGACATTAATAACGAATACAGACGTTGACAAAGCTTCAAGTACAAAAGGAATTCCCTATTATGACGTTGATGTTACCATGGGATATGACGAACTTCCCAACGATCAGACTAATATTCCAAATTACTACCTGCACATTCCCGCTTTTCAGAATTGCGATTGTGCGGTACCAGCTTATGGACGCTCTATGATCCCGGATATCAATGATGGTTCTATTATAGCTATCAAGGAGGTAGGTTTGGATAGTGTTCTTCCCGGAGAGGCATACCTTATTATTACAGATGACTACAGGACCGTGAAGTATATCCGTAACTGCAAGGATAATCCCAACAAGTGGCGCTTAGTCCCAAAGAACCTAGAAGAGTTCGACGAGATGGTAATAGACAAAGCTAAGATACTCCGGGTATTTCTCGTTAAGGGAGTAATCACAAACAAAATATTATAATATAAAGCACAAATATTATGGCTTCAATTCCTGATTTTAATTATAACAACGTGCTCCCTCCTCATTTAGGGAATCCCACAGATACTAGTAAAATATCACCATATAAAACAGATATTATGGAATTCTGTAAAAAGTTTGCAACATCATCTGAAAGAATAGAGATTTTAAAAGGATTTATCTATTTTAGATTAGAGGCATGTAAAAAGAATATTGTAAATGGATTCCAATGGATTGATGGGAGTTTTACAGAGAATATTGAAGCGTCAGAAAAAAGAGCTCCACATGATATTGATGTGGTGAGTTTTATATCACAGATATCTCCTCAACTCGAGCAAGATATAATTATTAAATTTCCAGCATTTGCATCTCCCTCTCTTTCAAAAAGCCAATATCATGTAGACCACTATCTTGTGATATTTGACCAGAATCCTTTAATGACTGTCCAAATGACCAAATATTGGATTCAATTGTTTAGTCATAATAGGGCTGGGGTATGGAAAGGTATGATTGAGTTACCATTGTACAATACCCTTGATTCAGATAATGAAGCCTTAAACTTTTTAAATTCACTATGATTATGGGAAATCATTCAAAAAAAGAGTGGCTTCAGTGGCAATTAACTGAAACACAACAATTATTAGAAGTTTCTAAGGATAGTCTATTAATGAAAGTATCCTTAGAAAATCGTATAGAAGATATAAAAAGACAACTAAAGGAATTAGAAGAACATTCTGTAGAAGCAAAGATTAGTTTACTATTTGCGGGAAATGCAGTTTTGGGTTCTATGGGAATAAAGTCTTCATTTGCTAGCAAAACAATGAGTTCGATACAAGGTATGATAAAGACCCAAATAGTTTATGATGCCTATGGAGAAGAACGTATAGGAAAAAGAGGTAAACTGGGGAAAACTAAAATGGGAGAAATGTTTCTAACAGGTTTACCTCAAGGTTCATTTGGTTTTGAACTCTCTTTAATGAATAATGAAGACCTTTTTGCAGAAGATTACGCAGCTAATTCTATTAAGGAAGTCATGGATATTATCCAAGCTACAGCTACTGACCAAGAACAGTATGAGAAATTAGTTTCCAATCATCCTAGCAGAATGTTTACTTATTTAAAAGATTTCTTCAAGGAGTTAGCGTCAGAAAATAGTATGCTAAAAATGGAATCGGGTAGCCATTATGTGGAATTAAGTGTAGATGATAATATGACAGGGTACGCAAGAACTACATCAACACATTGTCAAGAAAACAACATAAGAATAAATGGTGTTTTCAAAGGAGCATTTGTTGAATCTGGTAAATTTGAATTTTTGGATGAAGATGGCAACATAAAACATGGTAAAATAAGTGAAGATATTGATGAGGATATGATTGTAGAATATATTAGAAGATATTCTAATGAAAATTGTACCATGATGATTCTTGAGCGCAATTTTACTTTTAAAGATGGAAGGAAAAGTACTAGTTATGAGTTAATTGATATTCAAAAAGAAATAGGAAAATAGACTAGTATCAGATAAAAATTAGTAGTCTAGTTAATTGATTGTGTAACTAAAATGTGATGTTATGAAAGATTATATTGTAAAATTTGAATTGAATGATACTACTTACGAATTACC